GTCAGAAGAACTGTAACTTCTAAGAAAAATCTTATCTAATATCTGATTTTCCCCTACAAGGAAGGTAAAATAATCACTATTTCCACCTACAGATGCCCTAACTAGGCCGTTACCGTTATTTAAAGTTACAACAGTTGGTGAACCAGCAGAATTAGAAAGAGGTCCGTTTATGCTTTCATTCCAAATAGTATATCCTGAATTATTGGGATACAGTACAAATTTACTTCCACTAATTCTATACCATTGAAAAAGTATTTTTTGCAAAGATTGATTCCACCATGAGGACGGATCAACCGAAATTGCACCCCTATCACTTAACTGAAAAGAAGACAAAGACTGCTGTACTACAGGGGACGATTTTTTGTTTACATTATTTGGATTTTCAAGGAAAGAGTTGTCGTGTCTTGTATTTTTATTATTTAAATCAACATAATCAGAACCTTGAACTTTTGTATATTTTATTTTTAAATTATCTGAAACAGAGAAATTGCCTAGGTAGTAATACTGACAGGGATTTTCCAGCTTAAATAAATCATTTTCATTTTCTAGATATATATAAAAATTCATGTTAAATCTTTCAGAAACAGATTTAAACAATGGAATACTTTTAACATCAACTATTGTATTTAAATAAATACATAATGAATTAAATCCAAAACTAGAATATTGCAAAAACAGCCTTTCTATTTCAGAAACAGATTCGTAAACACTATCATTTATAAAAACTATTTTTTCTGATTTATTAGAATTACTTAAAATAGAATTAACAAAAGACTTAATAGCGTTTTTAATTTGCGAATTTTGATATAAAATATTTTTACTAAAATTAAAATTAGAAATATTTTTAGGAACTAAAGGCCCAATAAGAATTTTATCTTGATTGTAAAAAGAATAATCAAAATTAATACCATTTATATAATCTTCAATATTAAATCTATAGTTCAAAAAACCAGATTCAATGCTATAAAGCTTAATAAAATAAACAGACTTATATGAAGTATCATATATATAGCCAGAGCAGTCTAAATAAGATATATCTCTTGATGACAAACTAAAAACATTTGATGAAGAAGATGGGAAAAAATTATTTTTCTTAGTATTAATTACATTTTTTACAAATTCATCTACATATAAAGAATATCCACGCTGATCGTAAACATAAGCTGATACATTTTTAACAGAAGGTATTGTTTTTAACATATTTTTTCTACACGTTAAAATTTCATTTACATATGGCTCTCCATCGATGTTTATTGAAAACATAGAATTCACGTAGTATTCAGATATTTCTTTTATTATCTTTTTAATTACATCAGTGTATAAATACGTATCTGAAGAATCAGAAACATTTCCAAAAGAAAATTTTTCACCCTTTATACTTAATCTTTCTCCAAGTTCTTCTGTAATTTTCATATTACATATCAATTCATCAACATAATCATAAAAAATGTCCACCACAAAATACTCATTTTCTCTTATTGATTTTAATGGAGAAAATTTGTTATTTTGATAAAAAGAAAATAAATCATAGTTTTTTAATGTTATATTTTTACTGCTTTTACTTTCAGTACAATCAATAATCAAATAATTTGAAAAATTCTCTTCTCCATAATTAAACACAACGTATTTTCCAGAATATGGTATCATGAAAACATAAGGATACGCAATATTTTTTTTATTATAGTTTTTTTGTTCATCAAAAGACATGCCATCATTATCTAAATAAATAGCATTACCCATACTTCTACCACCAGTAGAAATGTAATAAAGATCTAATTTTGACTGCACTTTAGAGTACGGGTCATATGGATCAAAATAACCCTGATAGGGATCAATGTTTTTATTATCTACTCTTAAAAAAGTAATTGAATAATCTCCGTAATCTTTTTTATCAATAAAAATTCCATCATTTTTAGACGGAGAAACTAAAGAATCTATTTTTTTTGAAATATGGAATGGGTATTCGGCCTCATTGTAATTTGTAAATTTATAAGTTTTGCCATATGTTATTATTATTTCTGGCTGCTCCAATTGATCAAAATAAAATGCATTTTTTGAACCAGTTCCCATAAAACTACTATTTTTTTTCTCTTTAGTTTTTATGTTAAAGTTGTATGGAAAATGTGACCTCCATGAGCCATTTAAATACCTATAATTAAAACCACCGTACTCGTCATTATATGGAGTCTGAGGAAAAAAATTATATTCTTTTAAATTCAATACATTTACTTTTCCACCAGATTTATTTTCCTTAAAGCTTCCGTAATAAAATTTTGTATATTTGTCATTGGGTAAAATTTTTATAATGTAAAATCCATCTTTTTCTGTAATGTATTTACCATCATTTATTTTTATTCTTACATTGTCTCCAGAAGTAAAATCGTTTTTATCTGATATATAAAGATATTCTGATTTAGATTCAGAAGTATTTATAAACATTTTTGCGCCGTAGTAGCCTGGTACTCCCAGAAAAGACACTCCATCACAAGACTTTGAAGCTATATAGTCATATGATATTTGTATATTCTTGCCCACATTTGAAGCATCACTTAAATCCAATTCATATATATTATTTCTTTTTAGATTTAGTATATTGTAATTGTAGTTTAAAAAACTAATTCTTTCCCCAAGGGATGTTTTTTGAAAAACAACTTTTATAGATTCTGAATCAAGTAATGACAAATCATGTCTTAGGAAATCCATTATATCATAATCAAAATTAGCATCACCAAAAAATTTAAACATACCACTTTCATAAATACTTTTTGGGATAATAAATTCGTATAGATATCCTGAAAAAAGATTTATTTCTGGACGATCTTTTTCATTTATAAAAACTTTTCCATCTTTATAAGAAACAAAAAATCTTTGAACCTTTTCTGGAAGAGGCATACTTGCATATACTTTTTGGTATTTTGAATCCGATACAAATAAAAGCTTCTGGTTAGTTAAGCAGCTTTTAAAGAAAAGTTTTTCCATACCATCATAAAAACCATCTTCTTTAATTTTAATATAAATTTCTTCAAAAGAAGACTGGTCACTTGTACTGCTAGCTATATAAAAATCATCTTTTATCTGATTGTCATAAAAAGTTTTTTGCTCAGAGCTTAGAGATCTAGACTTTTTAGAATTTGTTTTATATATTGTCATGTTATTTTCTTAAATCTCTAGGTTTTTTTGAATAATTAAAATTTTTATTTTGATAAAAATAGTTTACACTTATTCTGTCATTTATGTTAGTAAAAACTGAAGAATTCATAAATTTAATAAGGCGATTTAGATAAAAAGATTTTTTGACACAATCATCATATCCATCGAAATCGCAATCATCAAAAGATTCATCGGTTGGATCAAAAGATTCACTTCCAAGGTCAACACAAGTTGAAAGCCTAAAACAACTAAAAGTTGGGTCGTTTCTTATAATATTTTTAATCAATTCTTTTCTTTCAGGAATAGATAAAGAATCCCATTCTTTTATTATGTTAGATAAATTTTCAGATATATTTGCTCGGTAATCAGATTTCCAAGGAAAAAACATATTAGAATAACCAGATCTAAGAAGAGTGTTAAACATATCAAGGTATTGAGAATTACTGTATGACATATTAAGATATTCCTCCTCCGCCTCCGCCTATTCCTCCTCCTGGACCACCACTACCTAATATCCCACCAAAATTTGGAGCATCAGTACCACCAACAACTCCCCTATTCCTACCGACAATAGCAGACAAACCAATACCACCAGGTATAATACCAGTGAAGAAATTAGACAAGCCAGATATGTCATCAGAAAGACCAAATGCTATATCAGAAACCAATATTTGATAATTTGGAGAAATAGAACTTTCACATACAGCAGATATTGGAACATTTGGTGGCAAGTAATATGATTTGTCTTCTGGATCATATGTACACAAAGAACCGGGCCTTATAGGTACAGAGTAATTTTCAAAAGATATTCCAAGATCAGAAAGAAACTGATCTGTAACTCCCTGATCACCATCTGTTCCTTTATAAACATTTGCCAATATGTCAACTTCAAAATTTGGATATGATAGAAAAAGAGAATTGTATATTCCCATTTCTCGAGAAACTTCAGGAGAATATATTGAGCCATTAACTTTATTTATATAAAATAAAAGTTTTCTAATATTATTTCTAGTGAACCTGTGTATGCCTCTTTCGGTAACCTGATTAAGAGCGTTGGTATTATTTGTTGTCATATAGTCAACATGCTTTTGCAAAGAATCAAAATTCTTTTCAAGTACAATATAATTACTTATTTTATCATCAAAATTTGCAAGAGAAATATCAAGCATATTAAATATTTCTTCATATGGTTTTTTAGCCCTACTTCCATCATTTATTACACGCCCATTAAGTTTTATTTGAACGGATGAAGCAAAATCATGATATGCCCAACCACCATTTTTGCAAGAGTAAACACTATAATCTCTAACACAAGAAAATCTGTCAGTTAAATCTATTTTATATTTACTGTAAATAGCACATTGAGAACTAGACTGTTCAGAACTATTTTCTAAATAAATTTTGTCCTCATAAGAAGAACCATTTAAGTAATAAGATGGCACGCTGAATTTATATCTTCCAATTTTATCATTATGGAAATCAATATATGTAGAAAATCTAGATAGAGATTTTGCCCTAATAATCCTGCCCTCTTGAGCAAAATATAGTTCACCAATTCCAGTATCTCCAGTATCAGTTTTTATTGAATAAATGTTTGTAAACGCTCCCTGATACTTTAACCCATGAGCAAATTTTTTAAATTTAAGAGATGGACTTCCATATATGGATGTAGATGACGAGGTAATAAAACAATTTTTGTCTGTAGCAACTATTAAAAATTCTTTATATATACATGCTGATTGTATATTCTCTGAAACAAAAGAGTAAATTGTTGAAACTCCGTATTCTCCATAGAACAAGTCACCATTAGAACTCAAGTCACTCTTACTTATTCTATATAAGTTACGCCTTCCTATAAGAAAATAATACAATTTACCTTCTTGGTATTTTTTAATAACTTGCTGTATAATATCGTTTTGATACAAATTAAAATGTATAATCCATATACCAGATTTATCATAAATATAAACTCCGGATGACATAACAGCAAATAACTGCTCATCTATTAAGAAACAAGAAAATACCTCATTGGATCTAAGTGAAATAACTGGCATTTGAGTCAATATTGGTATGTATCCTGAATTTTGCACAACCTGTACAACAAATTTATATATACCAATATTTGTTGACAAATATAAAACATTATCTTCAAATACAATGTCATGAACAAAACTTACACCACTTATGAATTCAGTATGTATTGAATTTATAGATGGAGGTTCTGACAAATTACCATTTGAACTAACCTCAAACACGGTTAATCCTCTTGCATGTATAACCGAAAATATGTTTCTGCCACCGAATGGAGTGTACTTTATTTTTATTGGTGGACCAAAATCGAACGGAGGATTTGATGCCAAAATAGTATTAGTACTAAAACTATCATAACTATAACTATAATAAATTCCCCTACTTGTAGCATATATTATTAAAGATTTGAAAAAATTAGGTACAACAAAAACATCATAGCATATAAAAGGATTGTCATAAACGTTAAAACTTGAAGGCTCTGCATCCTCTGGAACATCCTGTAAAATATCAGAAGAACTACCAGAATCGTCAACTAAATACTGAATACCGTCTTTTACAAAAAGTTTTTTGCCCTGTTCGTTGCTTGATATTATATATTTATATCCATCTTCTGAACTACAAATACACTGAAGTGGAACAAGCTCTTCATTTATTCTTCCAGAGTGATCAACTGTATCAAATTTTGTTTTTTCTAAAATTCCCCTATCAAATTGTTCAGCAAAAAGTGGACCAAATTTATCGTAAGAAAGATCTCCTGATGCTTCAGAAAATCCCAAAAACACTAAATCTACAGATACGGGAGAAGAAAATACATGTACGTTAGGATTAAAAGTAGAACCCTGATTAGGCCATAACGACTTAGAAAAAGTAATTATTTTTTTATTATAATCTATTTCATATAGAACTACATTTTTTAATACATTAAGATATAAATCAACTCCAGAATACCTTATTGGAAAATCTGTGCTGGTGGAAAATTTATAGTTTTCTTCGTCTACGGGAGACCAATCAGATATTCTATATATTTCTGAAAGATCAATTCTTTTATCAGATGAATCAGTCAATAAATGGTCGTGACCAGTTAAAAACAGATCGGTTTCTTCTAGAACAGGGCTTTCCATATTTTTTAAAATTCTTCTAGAATCTTCAATGTAATAATTATTAAAATTTTTAGCCACTCTAGCTATTTCTATACCGGAACTGTCTCCAGAATAATCAACAAATATCTCAACTTGATTTGATATACTCCTTATGCCAAAAGAATAGTTTCCATTTTCTAAAAATATATTTGACAATGAAAAATCGCCGCTATCGAATTGAGAATTATATATTGGAATAAATTCAGAACTATTGGGATACCTACATAAAATTTCGACTCCATCACCACCAAAGTCATCAATCCTATCCCAAGAAAAAACCAAATCTTGACCAAATCTTGCACAATTAAAATCAAACCTGGTCTCAATATTTAAATTTGGTATGAATATTAAACCAGATATATTAATACTTTCACTCAGACTTTCTTTCCCCCAGCTGTCAACAGCAGAAACTCTATAGTAATATGATTTGCCTGATTCAATCTCATAATCTTCATAAACAAAAATATTATTTTTTACCGTTGAAAGTAAGTAAAATGAAGAAGATTCCTGAGTTGATCTATATATTTTAAAATAAGAAATATCTCTCTGTGTGAATGGATATATCCAAGAAAAAACAACTCTGTTTGCAACAAAATATGCAGACTGAGATCTGGGAGATTCAGGAGGCAAAAGGTCTTCAAATGAACTTAAATATATAAAACCGCTTTGCTTTTCACTCTTGTTATTAAAATCGTCTATTGAATATACGTCAGCCCTGTAAGCATACCCAGGTCTAACTATGGAAGAATTAAAGTTTACTAAACTTATATCTCTAACTTTTCTTTTTGCAACAATAGAAAATTTAGAAAGATCGTAATTTATTTTTATATTATTTAATTGATCGGGTTGAAGCCAACTTAAAAATAAAGAATAAATAGTTACATTAGGATCTCCATAAATTGCAGGAACAGCAGAAGAATTTATTGATAATCTTTTTTTAGAAAATTTATAAAGATATGAACAGTTTATGCCAGATGGGGCATTTAACAAATTTTTAATATTAATGATTTGAGAAAACAAAACAGTTCTACGCCCGGTCATAGAAGAAGCTGAAGCTATTCCTAAAACAGGAGTAGTTGTAAGCTTTTGAACTATTTTTGAAAACAAAGATTCTATCGAGTCGCTAGGAGAAAATTTTATTTTTATACCATTTGACGGCCAATAAATTTCAGGATTTGCCAGACTTGCGCCATTTATATTAACATCAAGTCCAGAAGTTTGAAAAGTCTGTAAAAATGAAGTGTCAAGCTCTACTGTTAATTCATTATCAGAAAGAGAAAATACAAAATACTCTTTGAATATTTCAGATATTATTGAGTCAAAATCTGCATTAGCGCCCGAACCACCTTCTATAGAATAAAATTCTATAGACTTATTTAACTGAACATTTGAAAAGTCTTCAATTATACTGTTTATTTTTGCTTCATATATTTCTATATCAAAGAATTTAATATCAGAAGGATTATTGGTTGAAATAGATACATCAATTGAACCATTTTCTTTTGAACCAATAAAAACACCAGAGGGTTTTTCTGGAGGAAATATGTCAATTACTCCAAGGTAAGTAAAAACACCAGGAGACACAACTCCATCTTTAATCTTAAATATTCCGAATAAGTATCTGCTTTTTTCAGAAAAAGGTACAGTTGAAGTAGCTCCATCGGATTGAGTAAAAGGGAGACCAGTAAGATATATTGAATTTTGACCGTTAAAAATTTGAATAAAATCACTTGTGGACTTTATAGCGTTTGTCAAAAGCTCAAGTTCTATTATTCTGCATTTATAAGTAGCAGAAGGATCGTAATCAGAATCATCATACTCATCAAAAGATGTTTGCCAATTAATGTTAAAACTCAATAACCCATTAAGAACTAAAGCACTTTGATAGATATATGAAATCTCATCTTCTAAAGAAAACTCTTTCGTAGTTATTAATTTTTCTTGAGAAGCACTATATTTACCCGATCTAGATATAGAATATATTTTAATTTTATATCTGGTGTTTTTCTTTAAATTTTTAATAACAAAATTATTTATCGAGTCATCTGCAATATAGCTGATCTCATCTCCTATTGAAGAATAGGATGAATCTATCTCTACTATTTTTATATTATAACCAGATATATTTTTATAAGAAGGTCTACTCCATATAACCTGAACCCTTGTATTGCCAACTACAACAGACATAAATTTTGGTGGATCAGGAGTTATGCTTTCATCTGGTACAACTATGTCTGTAGTGGAATAAGAATTAGAATAATTTCCATTTATATCAACACTTTCAAAATAATAAATATATTTTTTACCAGGTTCGACATCATCATCAGTAAATATATTTTCATTTGAAGTTTGAATAAGAACAGATCTGGAAAAATCTTCAACTCCGTCATCATAACTATCTCTATAGACATTTACATAAGAAACATCTTTGTTTTTAATTTCCCAAGATATCTTTATCCTAAAATAATCAATAAATTTAACTGACACATTTGATGGAGGATCAGGATTTATGTCATCCTTAAATGATAGCTGCTTTATATTTTGTACCAAATTTGTATTAAAACTAGGCTTGTATTTAGATCTAACCTTAATAGATGCATCTTCAATTTTTGTAAAAGCTATTTCACTATCTGTTTTTAGTTCTCTAAATTTTTTATCTATAAATGCACTACCAGCAGAAACAAACAAAGTATTATCATCTTTTATTTTAACACCAAATCCATCTATAACGCCATCTTTAATTGAATTAGAAAGTCCGTTAAAATACAAATCCATAGATGTGAATCTAAGTCTGTCAAAATAAGCAGAATAACTATCGCCGTAATAAAAATATGGGAGCTGAAGATTTTTTGTAAATTTTGGCATTTTAATTATCTAGTCTAAGTTTTATAAGCTCTCCATTTTCAAGCTCAAACATCATAGCGAAACTTCTTAATACAGGTACATTCTCATAGATACCGCAAGAAGGACCAGTTCCGGTCTGAGAAACTTGATAGACATAGCTATTATTGTTCCATGAAAATTTTTCACCATCATTTGCATCTATTGAAAGGAAATATCTCTTGTTTACTTCAAATTCGAATTGCTCAAAATTTGGAGTTACTTCTATAGTTGCTCTTTCTCCAGCTTGCAATGGCACACCATTCTGAGGAAAAGAAGAACCATTGTAAGACCAGCCATTTGTATCAACTTGGCTGAAAAGACTATACAGCAAATTATTTCTTGCCTCATCAGCAAAGAATCTTACTCTAAAATGAAAATTTGCAAAATCTAATTCATTAACAAAGTCAAAAGTGACCACGTTAAAGAAATTAGTGCCACACTGTTTTCTAAGTAAAATATTTGATTCTATTTCAGTTGGTTCAGAATCGTTTTGAGATATCATGTATATCTTACAGTAATAATTTTCATCGCAAGTAAGAGGCAAACCATAAGGTATAAATGAGAAGTATCTAGTCTGTCCAGTCCTTACTATTGCAGAAGAACCTACGGGGAAATTTTCACCGTCTACCTTAAAATAATTAGGACTAGAAATTGTACTAACACTAAATAAAAGGTTTGATTGAGCTGGGTCTTCATATACCTCAACCCTAAAATCAACAGACACAGAAATTGGATCTTCGTTTAGATATGACCATATTATAGAATTTGCAAATATTGCTGAAGAATATGGATCATTGTCAGGTATAGGATTTGCAATTTGACCAACGATTTGAGAAGTCAATAGCCTAACTCCTATTCTTAGATTACTACCAAACTGAGATTCATCTGTTGAAAATATTCTATTTTCTGGTATAATCTGATAAGAACTAAATGAAGTCTCATCTGTGGTATTTATTCCAAATAAAATACTAGAACCGAATGGAAGCTCTTTCTGACTTGTTAAAATACCTCTCTTAATTTTTGATGGTAAACTAAAATTAACAGTGAATACCTCTGAACTTGAACTTCCAAGTGAAACTACTCTTAAACTCCTAACAGATGGCGCAAGATTATCTTGAGACGCGCTTCTCAAAACTATTCTAACCTGGAGATACTGACCCTCCATAAAACTTAGGTCATAATTATTACTAGAAGAACTAAGAACTACAGTATAGTCGGATGCAAGAAGTGCATTCTTGGAAACACCACTTCTTACTTCAAAATACACACTGGTATTGGGCGGCTCTATAACATCCCATGATATACTACCCCAAGTTATGTGACCAGAGGTGTTATTAAATATTTCTGTTTCATAAATTCCAACTTCTACCATAATTTTATCAGCAGAATAGAATGGAGCATCTCCATCTATAACTTTTAATTTTTGACCATTTGCTCCGTCTATTTCTATTATTTTATTTGATATTGAAAATGAATCAAAATCAAAATTTTCTGTTTCTTGAGTTATTTTTACGAATAAGTTATCATTATAACCATCCTCTGGATCAGAATCAGGATCACCATTAATGTCAGTCTGATTGCCAGCATTATCAATTAGTTTTGCAAATATTCTAACTTCATTTTGAACATTCTGTATTATTTTTCTAACATCACCCTCTGTAACGTACACTATGTTGCCATTTACGTCCTTGAATATATCCATAATTTTATGAGAAGAGCTTCCTTTAAGATTCCAAGTTCCCTGAAATACATACAAACCTTTATCAACTGCAGCAAAAATTCTATTTGTATTGTTGAATTGCAAAGTAGCCATTCTGTTTACATCTAAATTTCTCAAAGTTTGGAAAGAAGTTATAAATGGAACACCAGTATTTAGAGACCTTATTATTTTACCTCTACTCTGCAAACCAGCATATATAGAAGTTCCTATAGACGTTATAGACATAACAGAAGTTTCAGCATTATGTATAATTGTTGGGTTGCCAACAGTAGGAGCAACTGGAACTTTAAATATTCTAGAATCTGCAGAATTAGGCTGCTTAGTGCCAAATATTACAAAATTTTCAAAACCAGTCACACTCATTATTCCGTTGTCAATATTAGATATTGACCTTTCCAGGTTAGTACCATCAAATGAATATAAGCTACCTGTTGACTCACTGGAAGAAATCCTGTATGTGCCAAAATAAAGCTTTCTGGTATTTGAATTATAATGAGGATGACTTACGCCATTTGAATCTAAAGTTGCCACTGGAGAAAATGAAGCCCCATTAGTAGACATAAATATTTTTGCAAAACCATTTGCCTTAGATACACCAACAATTAGTCCATTATTAAATCTATAAATAAATTCAACTCTAGATCCAGCCTCTTCATCCAATGATACAAAATTTTCTTCAAATTCATTATTTGAGTTTAAGTAATATATTCTTGCTAAATTAGAAGTTCCTATAAGAGTAACTACTTTGCCATCAGTAGTTCTTGTAAAATAATTGCCACATCTGCCAATAACACCCTGAGGAAGATTAGCGGACACAGATCCAGAAGAAGAGCCTAGATCTACATCAAATAAAAACTCTTCCTGGAAAGGAACGAATGGCTTATTGTTTGTTCCGTCTGAGGTAAAATTATCATAATTAGATATAACCATTCCAGATATACCACTGACCTTATCATAATCAACCAAATTACCATCTACATCCTCTAGCTTTATAAACTGAAGTTTAATTGTATTAGGACCAACCTGTTCGACGTATCTAAGTTTAGCAATAGGGGGCTCCTTATCAATAGTGACCTCATCGTATGGCAATTTAATTATTTCATTTCTTGTAGTAATCGCGTCGGTCACCCCATCACTTATTACTGAATATATAGAATTATTTTGAGTTATAAGATTTTCCACACTAAATGTCTTTGGTCCGAATGCCTCTATCTCAGCTCTATTTTGAGAATAATCATTGTAAATTCTTATATCTTTTCTTACCTTTATATATACCTCATCATTTGGCAGTATTTTATCTTCAAAATATATAATTCCATATTTAGTGCTAATTCTATAACCTCTGGTTATTCTCTTTTTATTCAAATAAACCTCAACATAATATTTACCTTCACCGTCATCCTGAACGGGAGGAAAAACAAATTTTTGTCTTGGCTCAGATAGGGATTGTGAATTTTGAACTTGTTCAACATTTGTATCAAAAACTATATTTATATTTGATCTATCAAAAATTTGTATGTATTCTGTCTGATAAGAATATATGTCTTTAAATATAAGTCTATATATATAGTTAGAAGAAACAATTAATAAATTTTTACTATCTATGTACTTTACGGATTTTATGTCATTAATATTAAATAGTTCTGCGTCCTGCAAGAAATCTTTGTCAGATCCCTGTATTCCAACATATCTTGCGATTGTATCAACTGATTTTATAGAAGAACCACTTGATAGAAATATTTTATTGCTTGTTGCAAAAAATCTAAGATTGTCATCGACACATTCTACCGAGATCGCAGGATAACTAAAGTTTAGCTCATCAGAAAATTGCTGAACATAAGAATTTGAATTTAACTTAGAATCTATTTGATAGACCCCAGCATTTGTGCATATCCATAAATAGTTTTGATCAGAAGAAGCAGAATAAATTTTATTTATACTAGCTGAAATTGAAGAAAGTGGATATCTAACTATCTCTAAATTTTCTCCTAAAGTCAAATTTATAGAAAATATATTATCTGATTCGTATGGATCAATAAAAGGTATTTTTTGTATTATTGAATTTTTATAGTTTTTAATTACAATAATATCAGAATCACTTATTAAAACTAAATTATCATTAAATTCAAGTATATAGTTGAAATTTTTACTTAGTACACTAGAGCCTTCTCCTGTAACATTTAATACAAAGAATCTAAAATGATCATTTGAAAAAAGTAATTTTTGCTTTACACTAACAATCATATTTCCAAATGAATCAAACTTTAAACAATTAATATTGTCAGATTTTGTAAATCCAGAAGAAGAAACAAAATGCGTTATGTTGTCGTTTTTAATATCAGAAGAATCAAAAACTAAATTTTTTCTTGCAGAAACAAATATTATATTTTTAAGTGTTTTTGTCCAAACATCACCATAGTTATTAGGCCTTGCATATACATAATTTATGTCTGGTAAATTATATGTAGTGGGACCAATTAGATCAATATAAAATGGATCCCTACTTTCAGAAAAACTAAACTTTATGTTTTTAAATCTCAATTTTCCAGAAATTGAGTTTGAAGAGGAACCAAATATTAAAGATTTTCTATTCAAATCTGCAACTAGAATTTCGTCTGGATCAAAACCAGAATAAGAATCAATACCTACAGAATAAGCACCTGGATTAAAAGATAAATCATATTTTATATTATATAAATATATTGACGAATTTTCTATGTTGGAATCAATACCAAGATAAAATATGTCCTGTATATCCTCAATCGATTTTGGACTTGTAAATAAATTCACATACCTTGTTTCAGGAAGAACTATTCTAGTGTCATACCCTCCCTCTTCTTCTACTTTACTTCCAGAAGAAAGCCAATTTCTATATTCTCTAGACCATCTTGCGGTATATATTTCTTGAATTGAATTTTCTATTGACGAAGAATTTATTTCTTGATTATACGGATCAACACTGTAATTTCTTGGTTTGTAAAAATTTAATACCAAATCTCCATTTTTTGATGTATATGGATCCGTTATATCATCAATAAGAGACAAATATGGCCTTACACAATCAAAATTGTAAGAAACGGAAGTTATAATTTTTGGTACAGTAAGAGAAGAAAGACCAGGTGATATCTGTCTGTAATAAATTCTATTAAATCCATTCAAAATGTCTTGCCATACAATGTGAACATTATTGTCAAAATCTATACAGATACTTGGAAAATCTGCCTGTTTGCTATCAATATTACTTACATCAAAATCTGTTCCTCCAGAGTGGGCACTGTTCCAAGACTTTGATCCAGAATTGTATCTAGCAAGTTTTATTTTCTTTCTTCCAAATATATTCTTTTCACTCCAAACAACAAAATAATTTCCAGCCTTATAAGCATGATCTATATTAGAAACTTCTACTTCCGAACTGGAAACCTGTGAATCAAAACCAGAAAAACCAGAACTTAGCCATCTAGACTGAGAGAAATTATACTGGCAAAAGAATATATCTGACTTTCCAAATTTTTTATCAATCCAAGACATATACATATTATTATATTCATCTACAAGTATTTTGGGGCCAATACTAGATCCAGACTGATCAACTATTTTTACTGGAGTTGACCATTTACCATTTTTATACACAGAGTAACCTATGTCAGATTTACTATTAGCGTATATCTCAAACACCAAATGAACGTTTCCAAAACTATCTATACAACTAGAAGGTTTTGATGCGTAGTAGTCAGGACCAACAGCTATAGCGGGACTAGACCATGGTCCACCTGGTATTTTAATTATAAATTTTATTAATTTGCCATCTGAATTTGATTCTTCCCAAAATATTACTTTTTTACCAGATCTTGCACTGCAAGATATATTGTCCTTATCTATTCCAGAAACATTAACAGATTCCATGTCTCCTTCGTCAATGGCAATCCATCCGTCAACATTCTTATTAAAAAGTCTATATTTGCCATCTTTTACAGCAACATGAAATGATGAAAAGTTTGAAGAAAGATCAATATTTGATGACTTTATTCCATTTACAATTAATGAATCAGGCAAAGTATCTATTTTAAGTTTATAACTTCCATCATTTAAATATATACCAAAAGATCCATCATGGTTTAGCTTATTTGGACTCAAACCATCTTCTGCCAAAAGAGATTGAACATCAAATTTAAATGTATATCCGATTTTATTAGAAGCAAGTGTATCCCATTGATCTCCAGCAAAATTTTGAGACAGATAGGAATAGGAATTATTTATACTGGAATATGCATTTGCAGCGTATGGATCGAAAGAATCTTCAAAATCAGATATCAATATATCTATAAAATCAAAAATAGAATCATTAAAAGAAGCTATCCTGCTACAAGGTATACCAGAATATTTTTCAACTAAAAATATTTCATAAAAAACACCAAATGGGATATTATTATCGGGTAAAGAACTTATGTTTATGTTCTTTAATATACTAACCATGTCTGATATATTCTTACCAGAAAGATCAATCGATACAGAATCTATATATTCATCAGAACCAGAAATTTTTGTTATGGACAAAATATTGTTTTGATAAGACATTGAGTAATCAACAATATTAAAAAAATTGTTTTTTTCAATTTTTGCTACAGAAACAGAACCAGAAAATATGTTAAATGAAGTTTTACCATTATTTGCGAAACTGGTATCAAACTCAAAGCAGCTAGATTCAACTCTAAAGGACCTTGGAGAAGAAGAGACAAGATTCCATCCATCTTTTTCTAAATCAACAACAGAGCTACACGGAGTATTTATGTCCCATCCGAATACTGGTAAGTCGTTAAATATACTTATACCCCTACTATGATATATAGACAGTTTTTTACCATTGGGAGACAACTCTATACCATTAAACGTAAAATTGTCAACTGATATATTAGAGTACTGATTTTGTGTCGAATTAAGATTAAAATCTATAAAATTTTGATCAGGAGTAAATTTGTAAAGCTTAGAAGACTCTTTAAAGTTAAAAGAATTTACGGAAACTATAAAGTGATTATCTTTGGCAGCCATCGAAGATATAAAGCCTTCTGGAAAAAATGCTCTTTCTTCAAAACTTTGAGCGGCATATATGGATGAAACTCCAGGCTCAAATATGCCATCAACATTTATATTTAATTTTTCAACCTCTAGTGCAACTTCTTTTTCTCCATCTGGTCTTGATCTTAAAGTAATGAACTTTTGCGTAGAAGAAGAAACCAAATATGTTGAATCCATTTTTTTAACGCCATTAACAAAAAGAAAGAATCTATTACCAATTACTCCAATTAAAGTTTCGTGATACTGAGCGTTATTATTGGTAAATTCTATTTTTGAAGAAGTGTCAAATATAACCAAAGTCTTATTCAAATATTCTATAACTTCATAATAAAATACACCGTCTGAAAATTGCATAGAATATCCAGCTAATTGACTTGGCTCATCAGAACCGACATTGTGAATTTTTGATTTTAATAAGAGAGTATACCCTACTTGGTTTGAAACATTTTCTTTCCAAAATTTACCTGAGAAATAGAAATTTATTTTTCCAAAATTTCTAAAATTTTTATCATCATAAGAAACAGAAATAGATACAAAATATCTTGCACCAGGCTTTAGAGCTTGGGCAGGAATGGTATAATAATCATTTTCATATTTACCTATAAATGACAAGATATCATTAGATCCATCTCTTGTACCTATTATAATTTTAAAAAAGTTAGGATTTTTATTTCCTGGTTTTTTTAACTTCCATCTTATCACAGGCTGGTCACTAGAAACCACTGGATTAGAGAATTTGCCATCTATTGACATGTCAAAAACAAAATAACCAGAAGATTGTATTATTTTTGATTCACTTTTTACAACTGAACCAAAGTTAGAAAAATTTTCAGGTCTCACAGTAAAGTAGACAACATCATCTTGTCTTAAATTTAATCTTACAAATTTTCTGTTATTTACCGTCTCTATAAGCTCGTCATTAACATACCATTTAATTTCACTTGCATCATTAAAAATTACATCTCCAAAAGAACCAGAAGGCAATCCTTCTATAAGAGAATATGATCCCTCAAGTATGTCTTCTTCAACTGGATCAGGAGGAAGTATTTGCAAGTAACTTACTACAGGAGTCTCTGCCTTAATCTGAACAGCTGGTAGACTTACAGCTATTCCTGCTTCAAGATCATCAAAAGCCAGTATCTGAGCATACCATATATCATTATATGATATTCTACCGGATGGAACAATTTTTGAATTTTTCAAATTAGTTTGCAAAACATTATTTCTAAACCAACTTATTTCAACAGAAATTTCTTCTCTGCTTTTTTGGAAATCAATAACTAAATCATTATCAATACTAAACGTAGAATTTAAATATTTTGCATCTATGACAAATGGAGTGTGATTAACTTTTAGTATAAAAGAAACCCAATTAGAAGAAGAATTATTGTCATAAAACTTTATTTGACCAAAGTATTGAAGATTTCTGCCTAAAGGTAAAGATGGAGAGAATATATAGCTACCAACTGAGGCTGAAAAATTAGATATACTAAACCTGTCTCCTTCAAAACTATTAGTTCCGTGATTATCGCTAGATCCACTAATCCTTAAATCAAATTTTAAAGATTCAAAATTTATGCTAGCGTAATCTGAAAAAGACCAACTAATATGAACATCATTAGGCCTACACCTAACCCCACTTAATATATCAGAAGAACCGTTTATTTTGACTATAGGTATCATTTTATTCTAATTCAACTATTGATCCAGTAAATTTAATTCCAGAACCAGGAACAATAACAGTAGAAAAGTTATTTGTTATGCCAATAACATTTATACTATTTAAAGACTCTTGGCTATTAAGTAATTTCGAATATTGCCATACCGACTCCTTTGACTCCAATAATCTTCCATCACTTAAACCCAAATATTGACCTTCTGAAGACCCTTCAGCGCACAATACCCTAACAGTTGAAGGTATAGAACTTTTAATTAAAAATTTACCACCAGTAACTTTATATGTGTCAAACATATTAGTAACTATCCCATAATTGTAAATATCAAAAACGTCTTTTTCTGTAAAATATGGTCTGTCTTCAAAATCATCAGATCTTCTATTAAAACAAGAAACCTCATTAATAAGACTAGAAAGACGTACACTCCTAAAAGAATCACCAAAACATCTTGAGTTTAGAACAAAGTCAAAGCAGTTTTCGGGAGATGGTAAGGAAAAATATTCTACTGTATTTGAATACTGAGAAGGAGCCTCTCCATATATAGAGTATGTCAATTCTTGGCAATTAACATAAATTTTTAAAAAATAAGACTCTGTAGGATCGCTATTACCTGGCTCTGGAATTGCAGGCTGACCCATAGATATAACAAGATTTGTCCATTTGTTGACGGAAAAATTTTCTGTTTTAAATTTGTAATATTCTGATGAATTGTTTTTTCTAATCCAAAAATGAATGGAGCTTATATCTGGATTGTCAGTTGATTCTTCAAATATAAAAAATTCACTAAACTTATTTGAAGATGCATCATTAAATATCACATACTCGTTTGTTGAAGCATCAAGAGAAACCCTAGCTTGACAAGCAAGCATTCTTCTTCTTGTAACAGACTGCTGATTGGCAACTATAGAACCAAAAGATGTGGAAAAATAGTCAATACAAAAAACCCAATCGGTACCGGAAGAACTATTTGGATAAGGACCAAAATATTTTTTGCTCAAAGAATCAACAATAATCTTGTACTCAACCCCGTTCTTCATAGAAATACTATTTTTATTATTTGAGCTAGAAACATATTCAATATCTGTTACAATTGAAGAACTATCCGCATTAAAAGCAGTAATATTTGGTATGGAATTTATAAAATAAGAATATGGACTAAGACTCTGATCAAATTGATATGCAAATGTCCTGTCAAATGAATATGGCATATTAATTTACCTCGCAATCAAAATTCATAAAAAGTCTTTGGTCGAAATTATTTATATTATTATTTTTAATAACTCGTTTAATCCAAATATAAATTGTATCCATTGATTTTATGGTTGATGAATACCTTTGTGTAAATATTGGAGGTATTGGTAATAAAATATTTTGCAATGCACCTATTGCCTGATATCTAACAACACCCAGGAAGCCACTAAATCTAGGATCTGAGCTTTCATCCATAGATATACCTTTTACTGAAGACCTAGAGGGAGATGGACCAAAAATAACCTGATCACTAATTGATATTGAAAATGGAAGTGGTTCATTAAAAATAATTTGATTTGTTGATGAGTTATAACTAGATATATATCTTTTATGAGAAGAGCCATCAGTAGAATTAACAACTATAGGCATACCAACAAGAAGTGATGGAGAAAAAACTGAATTAGAATTAAACCTTGAAAGCAATAAATCCTTCAAGAGTTCGTTAACATTAATTGAAAAATTGTTTCCTGATATACTACTTGAAATAACTCTCTCAAATAATGGTATTTCAAAAGCAAAATCATATGTATAATATGGAGATGACTCCCATGAAAATCTTGCAGATATGTTTGAGCATACGAAATCACCCTGTTGAGCATTAATATTTAAACCAAGACATCTAAACTGAGTAAAATACTGACCAGACTCATCAAATGTAAAATTAAATATATCTGTTTTATCATTTCTTTTTACTTTAGAATTTATAATATGGCCCTGAATAGGAGTAAAATAAAGGCCTCTTTCTATTATCTTAAAAAAAGCAATATTACCCTGCTGCTCAGCTCTCATAAATTCAACAGACATTATTTCTTCATCTATTGTTATTTCAATAACACTACCTTGCTGAAGGCCATCAGATATACCATGATCATGAATACTTATATTTATAGAATCTGGGTACATGTTTTCTATTAAAAAACTATTTCCAAAAACATTTCCATCAGAAAGGTAACCGCCAATACTATTTTTAAATTCGCTTGGAAGATATGTCTGAGAATTAATGTCAGACATAGTGTAGAACATGTCATAATATAAAGAACTATCAAATGTAGAAGATCCTAAAAAAGCAGATCTATAAGAATTTTTTTGGAAGGATCCTTTAGAAGCACATATATAATACCAACCATTATAATAAACAGATTCATACTGCTTAAAGTCACTAAAAAGAAAACTAAGATTTGAAGTTTCTATTCTGATTCCTATGCCAGGAGTACTCTTAAAGTAAGAGTACATGTTGTATATATTATTACCACTTAATAAATATTCAACTTTTTTAAATTCATTTCCATTTTTATCATAAAAATATCCATTTAAATATATAAAATTATTAGAATTTTCTACTAAAAACTTTGCTTTTATATACCCAGAAATATTGCTTGAAAAAGAGTTTACATTTTCTTTATCGTACCTTATTCTAAAAATAGGATTTTTACCCTCTATAGTAGAAGAATATTCATTTTTTTTGCCATATATTTCTAAATTTAAATAGTTTTCTTCATTTGTCATATTAATATATCGCTCCTGACTATGTTTTGTCCATCAAAAGAATATATTTCTGCCCCTAAATTAACGTATATATTCATTACATTATTTTTTGTTTTTTCAATAAGCCTTATTGGCTTTTTAAATGTACTAATGTCTGCGACAATAGAAACAGACGATGCGTTAAGCCTGTAAAGTGAGCCATCATCACAACCAAGATAATAACTATTTTTATAAAATTCAATTGAATTGCACATGGTGTTTTTTGAGCTACTTTTAAATATTTCAAATAAAGTATTATTACTAAATCTTTTTATTTCAAGTGACCTATTAGAGTTCTCAAAAGACATTACAACGTCGTCTGCAGAGTTTTTTATGGCGATACAGGGCAAAGGTAGCTCCTTTACCATAGTAAATATTTCAGTTTTCCTATACAAATAATATAAACCATTTTTTTCTACTGCAAAATACGCCGAAACACCATCTGAAGATGAAGCAGTTACATTAAAATTTTCTATATTAAGGTTACTTGATCTAAAATAATTTATGTTATAAGTAAGTGAAGAATTATACTCCAGTGAATAATCAGTTCTATTACCAGCTACATCTTCAACCAAAGCACCTATGTAGGTTTTACCATCTTCATCTAAAACAGTATAAAAATTGTTAATATCATAATTTCTTGGTTCAGACTTTTTTACTTCTTGTATTTCATTTTCTTCATTAAATCTAAGTTCTTTAAAAACAAATCCATTTATTCCAGTTGTGTCATCATAACTATAAAGCTTTATTGATACATTTGGATCTGATATGTATTCAGAATCATTTTGTATTTTTATAGCAGTTTGTGGAGGTTCCGTGTCAATTATGCAAAGTCCAGGATTTGTTATGTTTAAATTTTTAATTACAACATCCGAAGATCTGTTCCCTAAATCGTCCGAATAATAGCATAAAATTTCATAATCATCAGAGTTGGGAAGATCTGCTATGTTCCATTTTATTTGAGAAATACTAGAATCAACCCTCTCGGCTATTGGGGAATTTAATATGCCTAAAAAGTTAGAAGAAAAATAAGAATAAAATCTTATGTTACTTTTTTCAGAATAATTTAAATAAGAATTGTCTATCAAAATTTCTATAGTATTTGAATATGATTTGTTGGAAACAGGATTGATTAGCACTGGATCCTTTACTAATCTAGGACGAAAAGAAAAAGACCTTGGCATAACATTTTTAATTGATCTTATGCCCTTTCTAGAAACACCACATGTAGCCAGTCTAATATTATTACCAAAAATAGGTTTTTTAAAAAAAAGTTCATATTCGCGAACACCTATTGGAAGTCTTGCTATAAAATCCCAATTGGAATTATCTATCCCATCATAATTTAAAGTTACAAAAAGATCAAAATAAAATTGGTCGTCCGGATAGCTTATGTTATCAAAAGTTACTAAAACAGATTGATCAGGAAAAAACTCCTCACCACCCGAAGGCGACAATATGTTTTTTGCAACTAAATCTGCCATAATATCTCCATTAGAGTATAATTACAAAAAAAATACATGAACTCATCTTTCAGAATTATTTTTCAAAAAATTAAAAGTTCCAGAATAATAACCAGATGAACCAAAACTGTTTTTAATATCATCTTTGTTATAGAAATCAAGTATATAGCTAGCATAATTAACTACTTTAATTTCTGTATTCAAGTTTGCAGATCTATACTGCCTAAATTCAGAAAATAAATCAAATATGTTTGGCATAAAACACTCACCAGGAATAGTAATCTGCAAAGATGCCAAACCATCGTTATAAGCAATTCCATCACTTTGTTTTATTTGGAATTCTCCTTCATAAACACCATCAGATATTTTAGTTAGCGGAACATCTATTATCTCTATACCCTGCTGATACAATTTAGCGCCAATTACCTGATTATTTGACCTAGATGAGAAGAATGGATATCTCATAAGATTATTTATTCTTTCGACTCTATTTTTGTCTTTAAAAGTAATGACTGCTATTATTTTTGATATATCATATGTTTCATTTATGTTCAATGATCTTAAGTCATTTTCAAAAATTCTTGTTCCTGTTTCTGGATCGTATATGGTTTTATTATTCAAGACAGGATATCTTCTATAGAAAGAGGAAGGTATTCTAAAGCCACCAGAAGAACTAGAGGAGCTAGAAGAACTAGGCGCATCATCAACCCCATAATAAAATTCTACTTCGTAATCTAATTTTTTATAATTTACAACTATATCTATACAGAATGTATTAGTTACACCAAATGCCGTTAGTATCTGTATGCATACTTTTTTGATGCCATTTCCAGAGCTTAAAACCCATGGAACAACAAATCTTTCTCTTTCTAAAAAGAAAGGAGAAAATTCCGATATAAAATCTTTTTCTGGCTGAGATTTATTTTGAATATAAACAGAATTAGGTTCCTGTATGTGAAGCCATGAAGAGAAATCTTGATCATTTTCATTTTTTATTCTTACAGCTTGCGTTCCAGGAACACCTATAACATCAAGATGCACAAAACAGTCAGAAACTACTGGATATATTATGTCCTCAGAAATTGTAGAAAAATAATCAACGAAATCTTTAACTACCCTTATTCTTCTAAATTCATCATAATTTGTTATTGTTTCAAATTTATTTGTTTGATCAAAAAATGTTCTACCATTACCCTCATTATATATTGGCACAAATGCCCTTGGCGTTCTTTGTGTTCCAAGTGCCATATGAGAAGATAATATTTTTTCACCCGTTCTACCTATTGAAGAGAAATTACCCAAATTGTCTGCAATAAATTTATACTCTGATATAAATGTTTGTTCTGTGTCTCCAGAAACAAATTTAAAATGTCTATCATATCCACCCTGAGAAGAAGAATTTACAAATCTATTTGACATATCAACGGTCGCAAACATGCAACTAAATTGACTAGAAGAGAAAGATAGACTTGTTCCTCTCTGCTTATTAAATCTTGTGTCAGACCATGATAGTACCGACTCTCCTCCAGCAAGAGAGCATATTTCCAAATTATTGTTCAATACATTTTTACCAGAAGAAACAAGAACTGGAGAAGTATATTCTAAAGATCTCTTTGAATTACTCTCACATTTAAAATTAGATTTTGTGACAAACGTAGATTCTCCACTGTCAAAAACCGCATAAGCCTTAAAATGATATTTTATGTCTGGCTGTAAATACTTTCTAGATATGTTTTCTGAAATTAGATCAGCTTTTTCAATTGAAACTATGCTACTATTTGATAGTTCAAAACCAGACATATTTATGTATTCCATAACGGGAGGAATAAAGTTAACGTATATAATATTTTTAGAAGGACACTGATAATATCCCATTATCCCATTTGTAAAGCAATTTACGTTTACACTTGAATCAAAAGATCCAACGTAATTTAGGCAATCCTCGTCTGAATAAATATCCATTTTAATTTTAAATAAAGAAGAATTTGAAGTTTTATTTATAAAAGGAATTTGAGTAATACATTCTGCTGATTCTTTTGAGTTGCATAAAAATACAGAATTAAAATTGCCGGAAATAAATTTATTCTCCTTAATTACGACTCTTAAAGATCTGAGACCATTTTGTTTTGTTTTTAACCTAAACATTATTTTTCTTCCTGAAGAATCTATAGATATAAATTCTCCATCTACCAGTCCATTAGAAACTGATGAATTTGATTGAGGATATGCAACACCTTCACCAATTGAGTAAGAAGAAGATATATCTAAATCTTCTTTGGTAAAACCAACATAGGATACAGTGCCACCAAAACGTAAAACAAAATCTGAGAATTCAGAGTTCCCACTACCTCTTTGTATATGGACATAAAAAGATTTAGCTGTTTCTCCTATTGAAATGCCATCTAATGACGACCTGCTATTATCATAAAAATTAAATCTCAGTATGCCATCTTCTGACTTGTAATTTATAAATTCCTGTTTTGGCAAATTTATATCAGAAGATATAATTTCTGGCATTACCCAAATCTTAGAGTTTGAATTTAAATTTGGATTATTTCCAGATATATCTGATGAAACAGCAAGTGGGTCCTTAATTTCATTATTATTTTGAGAGACAAGGCCATGTTTGAGTGATGAAGACTGAGAATTAAAACCTATTTTAACAAATAAAACTTTATTTGACAATTCTTCAATATCAGAAGCATGGAATCTTACAAGTAATTCATCACCAGCTTGAGCATAATGGCCATCAGCATATGCATTTACTCCATCAACAGACCAAATAGAAGGATCTACAGAAGAGGAATAAGAATAAGCCTTATTCTTAAATTCATCGTCATAATAAAAATCTACAAAGAAATTAAATGTATTAGAAGCTGGTGCCTTAAAAGTAAATTCAACCTCACAAACTTGCGGCAATATTTTAAATGAATATGGATCGTATGGATCGTAAATAAAGAAATCTTTTAACTTATAAAGCATTTCATCAAGAAGGCATTTGTTAATGTCAGAAGATCCATTATATATAAAAGAAGAGTATATGTAATTGTTTTCTTTTGAAGCTGTAGAATCTTGAGATCTCCATGCTACTATAGAATTTCCATAGTAGTCATTTCCAATTGAAGGTTCGAAAGAAGATATTTGATTTTGAATATCTTTTGAAAGATAATAATTTTTTCCAAATATAGAAAAATGGTTTAGGTAGCCCCTATAATATATGTCCGATCTATAATTTTTTATATTTGACTGATAGCATAGCCCTATTCTATCCTCTTCAAATCTTTTTGCATCTATATTCTTTGATAAAGAGTTTGCAGAAACAGAAACAGGTATTTGCGATAGCACTAATGGATCATTTATCTTAAAATCACTAGAACAAATATTGTCTTTGTATCCTAACAACCTACAATATCTATTAAGATTTGTCTCAACTGATGCATTAGAATCATAAAGCCTAAAAAGATCTATAACTGGACCAGGAGCCCATATATCAGAATTACTTCTATATCTAATAGGATGCTCTATCAAATAATACAAAAACGATTCATATTTGTGCGTAGAAATATCGGTAAAAAGGTTCCATTCATTTGCAAATCCGCCTATTAAAACAGTATCGTTTCTGCACCAAACAGAACAAGCAAAGGTAGGTATGGTCCCAGAATTATACTGAAAATCAATTTCTCCCCAATAAACAACTTTAAATTCAGAATCTATTGCAAATGAGAACTTTGAACCAGCAGAAATTTCAACGGCTTTTAATCCTGATGGAACATTAGATTGGTTAAAAGAGTTGTCGCCCCATGCATACACAGAACCATCAACGTCTATAGCTAATGCGTGAGAAGACCCACAAGAAACTGACGTAAACAAACCAGATGGGACATTGTTATTTATATTGCTATCATTTCCCCAAGCTTCCAATGAACCGGTACTACTAATCGCAACTATAAAATCACCTCCACAAGAAAATGTTATGATTTTAAGTCCAGAAGGTGGAAGTAGAGAGGAAGAATAAGTATTTCCATAAACCTCGCAGTATCCATTTAATGTTTTAATTGCAAAGAAATCAGATCCAGCAGATACGTATTCTGCGTATATTGCATCGTCATCACTTGTATACAATGCATTAATAGTATTAATGTCAGACTGAATTTGTGCACTAGCAAGACCAGGATCATAGTTTCCTATTAATTTATAATTTTCGTCAATAGCGACTACAAAACCGATACCAGAAGCAACCATCAAAACTTTCGTATTTCCAAAAGGCATATCTTCAAAATAACTACTAGAACTGCTGGAACTGCTACTACTGCTGGAATCGCTGCTGCTGCTGGAATCGCTGCTGCTGCTGGAACCGCTGCTGCTACTGCTGGAACCGCTGCTGCTGCTGGAACCGCTGCTACTGCTGGAACCGCTGCTGCTGCTGGAACCGCTGCTACTGCTGGAACCGCTGCTGCTGCTGGAACCGCTGCTGCTGCTGCTGGAACCACTGCTACTGCTGGAATCGCTGCTGCTGCTGGAACCGCTGCTGCTGCTGCTGGAACCGCTGCTACTGCTGGACTGACTGCTACTACTTGACTGACTACTACTACTGGACTGGCTGCTACTGCTGGACTGACTGCTACTACTTGACTGGCTACTACTGCTGGAGTTGCTAGAACTGCTGGACTGACTGCTACTACTTGACTGGCTACTACTGCTGGAACCACTGCTACTACTGCTAGATTCACTACTACTACTGCTAGATTCACTACTACTACTGCTAGATTCACTACTACTACTGCTAGATTCACTACTACTACTGCTAGATTCACTACTACTACTGCTAGATTCACTACTACTACTAGAAGAATCACTACTACTACTAGAAGAATCACTACTACTACTACTGCTACTGCTACTGCTAGGAAAGGTGAAAGTTGTGCCTGTGTCACTGCTAGGTACGGTGAGAGTAGCACCAGCAACTTTTCTTAATTGGATATCTGGGGGTATAGACATGCGATAATTTACAAATCTAGCGATATGATTGTTGTCTATATACACTAAATATTCATTTCCAGAGTCCAGTACAGCCTTAGCCGGGTAAGAAAGATTAAAAAGACTATAATCTTGAGCAGAAGATGATTCAAAATAAAATTTTAAAGTATCATACTGTAGAGTCTTATTGTTTTGATCAAATGTTGATTTTTTAGAATAGACGTTATTAAATTTTATAACTCCATCATTCAAAAGTCCAATTGTTCTATACGTTTTAATAAACTGATTTGGCGCTATAACTGCAGCATCAACCAAGAAAGTATAATCACTTGAATCAGATCTACCAAGATTTTGTGAAATTTTACCATTATAACCAGAAGATAATTGATAGTTTCTTATTTCAGAATATGTCTTTGCATGATATGAGTCATTTTGCAAAACAGGATTTGCAGATGATATACTATCAATGTTGTCCTGAAGAATTATTGATTTACTGCCGTGCTTACCGTCAAGATATGAACCCACATGAGTAAAGCCAGATCTATCTGAAAACCACTCATCTACAGAACTAGACATTTCAGAAACATTGTAAAAATCACCGGGATCTTCAGTTGTAAATTCAAAACTTTCATTTCTTGACAGGGTTTCCAAAAGCCCAACAGATTGCATATTCTCAAAATCATATATCCTTGGATCAAGAGTAATATTGGAATTAGGCTTATATGAAAGTTTACCTATTCTTATATTTGACTGTTCCAAAATTATATTCTCGTTCATCATATGAACGCCAAGATAAGATGGTATATCTTGACTTCTAGAGCAAGAACCGAAGAAGGCGTCAAATTGTCTTCTTTTATCCTCTATATTAGCAAATCTTGTTACGGAGCCAGCTATATCTCCGTCAGAAAAAACTCTTATATTTCTTATAAACCTTGGATACTTTTCGTCGATTTCTTTTAATGGATTTGTGAAGAAAATTTCCTTACTACTTATTGAAAGCAAGTGCTCCATTTCTTCAATAACAAGCTTTCTGTAATTAACATCTATAGATATCCTATTTGAACCTTTGTTTTCAAAAATTTTATCAAAAATGTGAAGCTCTGTTCCACCTGGATACAAATCCCTAGACAATGTTGGCAAAGACTTTGATCTTGTTATAATCCCTATTTTGTATCTTCCAGAATATACATTTTCTGCATGGCCCTCAATGTAAGAATCACATTGATTAATAGATAGAGATCTAGATATTTCAGTTTGAGTCAAGCATGAATCTGGAACATCACATTGATTTTTATCATTCCTGCCCCAGCAAGAAACCGTATTATTAGAAAAAAGAACTACAGTATGATCATCTCCTGATTCTATTTTAATAACAAATCCCATTCCAGATGGAACATCAGTTTGACCAAAAGTGTTCATACCCCAAGAAACAACTGTTCCGTCTAACAGGACAGCAGAGGTAAAGCTACCGCCAGCAGATATAGCGATTGCAGACAATCCATCAAAAGAGGGAACGTTGCACTGACCACTTGAATTTAAACCCCAACAAACAACAGTTCCATCTCGCTTAAGCGCAACGCAATGGCCACTACCAGTGGAAATTTCTATTACATCATCGAGACCAGATGGAACATTGCATTGACCATGCAAATTAGAACCCCAGCAAGATACAGTACCATCTGTTTTAAGGGCAATATTATGAGAAGCATGAGAGTGAATTTTAGAAACGCCACTAAGACCGGATGGAACATTTGTTTGACCAGAATTATTAAAGCCCCAACAAACAACATCGCCATTTTCTTTTACAGCACAAGTATGATTTGCACCAGCAGAAACAGAAATAACATTTCCTAGATCACCTGGTACGTTGCATTCTCCTTGTGAATTATTTCCCCAGCATAATGCTGAACCATCAGATGAAATTGCCACCGCATGAGCATTACTTTGGGCAGTTCCAAATGAAATTTTAGTTATTTGAGGAAGAGAAGACGGCAAAGAAGTTATAACTTCACTATTCACATCTCCCCATATAACAAGCGTACCATCACTTTTTATGGCTCCAGTGATCTTTTCACCAGCCTCAACCTCTATAAAAGAACATAAGGTACCTGGACCAGTCCCGCTACTACTAGAACTTGAAGAAGAAATGTCCCCAGATGAGGAAGATGAAGACTGACACTCAACACATCTACCCCAATTACCAAGAAGAATTCCAAGATCACTACCGCCTACTGCGCCATCACCATCCAAATCACCATTTCCGGGATTATTCCAATTACCAAGCAAAACGCCCAAATCGCCTCCGCCAATAAATCCATCTCCATCTAAATCCATACAGCCACCTGGTGAATTACCATCAATGCATGGAAGAGGAACAAAAGAACTACTACTACTGCTGCTACTACTACTGATGCTGCCTATACTGCTACTGCTACTTGAACCTGGCAATGCACCTCCAACTCTGTAGCAGTAATCTTCTAATGTCTCTTGATTTCTTACTAAAACTGTTTTCTTTTCAAATATCAAAAATAAAGAAAATTCATAAAGATCCGATTTAGGTGCATCTATATTTAAATTTTTTATAACTTCGTATACTATATTGCTACCCGAATGATTATAGTCTTCTAGCCTATAAATACCAGAAACATCATTTAAGGGAGAAGAAAAACCAGCATTAAAACTAGAATACTCAAGAAGAGAATTTGGATTTAATAAATCATCATCAAAACGTAAATTGCCAAAAACTGGCAAGAAACTATTAAAACTAAAATCTGATGATATGTAGTAAAGCCTGTTGTTATTAAATGTTCCTTTAAAATCTGAACCTATATTAAATTTAGATTTAAAATAATTTTCGATATCGGATATTTGATTATTTGTTTTTATGAGGAATTTGCTTTTTGCATCTATATCTCCAATTTTAACAACAAAGAAACATGGGTTTTCACTAAACTTGGCAAGGATCCTTATAGATTTTTTATCTTCCGAAAATACAACTTTTACAAGACAAGAATTATCATAATTGTAATCTTGGTCTATGGTCTCTCCGTAAAAACCATCTTGCTCAAAAGTTTCAATTTCTTGTTTATCAAAAATTATGTCTACTATTGGTTCGTCGAATTCTATTGTTCCCTGCACTACTAAACCACTTGACTGATCTATGTTTTTACAATTTATTAAAATACCGTAAGATCTTAATCCGTCGCCAACTGAATATCCAGAAACAAACTTTTTCTTACCTGAAAATTCAAAAACTGGAGATATTTCAGAATTTAAGTAATCAACATTTTTGGGATTTACTTTAAAAGTACCAAAAGACCTACTTAAAAGCTTAGTACCAAAAACAAAATCATCAAATGAAGATGGAGAAGAAAAGAAATTAGACAGAGAAAAACTTATCTGGGTAAACTCTTCAAAACCAGATATATTATATCCATTTGAAGATGAGTTGCCAATAAGAGAAAAATTAAACTCGTATCCCAAATTTAGACTACTATAAATCCCATCAAACAAAGTATCATTTGTATCTCTATATACAGGGTATCTAAAAGCACCAAAATCTTCACTTGGGTTAACTGCAACTATGCAATTTGTATTGGATATTTGATTGCCTAAGGAGTTTTGACTGGCAACTAAATTTGCAGAGGTAGCAGTATTTTCACTACCAACATTTTCCAATATTACCTTAATTATAAATATATCTATATCGCTTGATAATCCCTCAAATGTTCCTGCTATATTAATTTTTGAAGTATTAGAAGAGTCATTATTTACAACCTCAAAAGCAATATCATTCATACTCGGGATATCAAAACCAAGACCATCCTGATTGTAATTTACAAAATCAGATCTACCAAATACCTTAAATTTATTTTGACCAGAAATAGAATCATCTATATTATAAATAACTGCTTTTATCTTTCCGTTAAAACTTGCAGAAAAATCAACATCAAAAGATGTTGCACCCTGATTTGAGATACCCTTAGATACAACAATAGTTTGAACTGATATTTGCTGACCAAGGCCTATTGTAACAATACTAGATAGACCAGCAATAACACCCTCTGGATAATTTATTTGAAAATTGTCTGGACTTAGACCGGAAAACTCATTTAAACAATATACTGAATATAAATTTTGTATTAGCTGAGGAGAGTTTATAGAAAGAATACCGGAAGGAAAAATTTCAATACCAAAACTTTCATTAAGAATAAAAAATGGCCTAATGTCTTTTGCAATTCTTGTGAAATATTTATCTGTTTCGGAAACTTTTGAAAGCTCTACACTAAAACTATTTAGAGCAGAATCATTATACTGGAAGCTTCCATATCCTATGCATGAATAATATATTTGAGACTCACCGGTTCTGTCACTCTCAAAAAACAAATGAATGTTTCCATTTTTATCACTTATAACATGAGGATTTCTATTCTCCCCATCAAAAGTAATCTGTGTCCAATTGGGATAATTATCAATAAATATTTGATATTTGCCGTTTATCTCAGCCTGACAAAAAACTCTACCATTTTGAGAAACAACAGGATTTATAGTCGGTATGTAGCTGCCATCTTTGGAAATCATCCTGTTAAATGTCAAAGTTTCAGGAACAAGATTTCTTTCTGTAGATTTTACCCCAAAAAACTCTACGCAATATGTAGTGTCAGAAATAAAGAAACCATTAGGCTTATTAAATCCAGGGTTGAAATCAATTGATATATAATTTGAATCAGCAGATATGACATTCGCTATAGCGCCCTTAAAAGGCTCGGTATTAAATACAACTTTGGATATAGACTGCAAAACATCTCTGTCTGCGCAGTCAGTAACGAATAACCTCAGGGCCCTATTCGTATTAAGCTCAACTTGTATTTTATTAGAATTAGATTCAGACGAAACCTGACCCTTGTATATAGAAAATTCTAAATTTGATTTTACTATCAATTCCTGTCTAGATCCAGTATTTATTATTTCAGAAACTATTTCATTTTTTATAAGAGCTGCATCAGTTTCAATCAAATTTTTAATCTTGTTTAGCACTGAATATATATCAGTAGAGCCGAATACAAAGTTTTTAGCTATCTCGTTGCCATTAGGAAACCTAAAAACTACGCTACCCCTATCTGTTGCCGCTAAAGTAGAATTATTAGGTACATAAATAGAATGATAATAAAAATAAGGCTTTTCTATAACGCCTCTTAATTTAAAAGTTAAATCAAAATTTGTAGAGCTATGATGCTTAACTAATTTAACTACTGGAACTGTAGAAGCGACATCAACTGGTACCGAATCATCAGAAACAATAACAGAGGCCACAGTGTAAAAATCAAAACCAGAATCAACTATTTCTTTGTCTACGTTTGAAGAAGCGTGAGTACCAATTATTTTTATTGCAGAAAGAAGAGTTGAAGAATCAGATATAAAACCCTGATGACAATTTTTAAAATTAGAATCAAGAGATGTCAGTTGAGGAGAAAATTTTTGTGTATCAGTCTGATATAGAGGACCTATTATTGGCTCCTGAAAACAGTCTAAGCTTATAGGTTCAAACTTAAAACTTTGATCCTGAGCAGGTCTAGTATCGATTATTACACACTCTGGTCTTTGAGGATCATTTGTTGCCTGTAGTGATCTAAGACTTTTAGGGACAACACCAAGTTCACCATAAAAATTATTAGCACCAATTTTTACTTCTAATGGCATTTTTCTTAAAGTCTTACCATAGAAGTCACTATCTTTAAGAATTGTTCTAGTATCAATATTAAAATTTAATTGACCATTAGAAACTTTAGATTTAAATTTTTTATTTGCTATTTCTATAATAGCATTGCCATCAGGAATACCATCTGCATAAATATTTATATTTGAATGATCTTGAACAAATGGAGGATCAAGATATATAGATCTATTTTTTGATGAATTTTTAACTACATCAATATTCGAACCAAGAACTAAGCTTTGTCCACTATCTGATAGTATTTTACAGAATAATGTTATATTACTCTTTTTGCCCATTTTTGATATGGGATAAAGAATGGTACCCTGAAAAGCATTTTGATTTCTTAATAAATTAACAATATTTTTTTTATTGCCATCAAAATCAACAAAATTTATTGATTCACTAGATTCAGCATCTTCAAAAGAAACAGAATAATTCCCGTCAATAATACAATCATTCAATTCAAAACTTAAATGAATTGAATCATTTTTTATGGAATAATTTTTAAGGACAAATTGTGCTTTTATCATGTATTAAAAACCGGGTCCCAGTAATTGTTACTTATACTATTGTTTAAACCAAATTTTTTAAAAAACCTATCTTGATCTTTCTCTATATTTGATTTATAGTAATTATATTTTTCAATTATTTCTAATAATGCCCTGCAAGAAGACTCTGGATCAAAATATGGCCAAATTTTATTTCTAAACTGACCATAGCTATCAAGTCTGTCTTTTCTTAAATCTCCATTAGAAGGTATAAAAACCCCATATTCGGGCGATGCAAAATCTTTCACTCCCTCTATGTCAGTAGAAATAAATGGCTTACCAAGGAATAAACCCTGAAGTAGAGGCATACAAAATGCCTCTCCTAAAGAAAAATTCACTATAACGTCAAATTTAGACATCATTTTTACCATACCGTGGTCGTCAAGTTCATTAGTCTCTAAAATAATATTGGAAAATATACTTGGATGATTTTCTTTTACATAATTAATAAGCTCAAAATACTTATCTGTTTTTATACCTAAAACAAAATCATGCTTATTTTTTAATAATTCAAAGGATTTAAATAAAGTAGACCAATTTTTTCTTTCTCTCCAAGTCGCAATAGCACAAAAAGAAAATTTGTTAAAAAAAGAATCTGTAATAATTTGTTTTTTCCAAACAAGTTCATCTAAAAAATGAGGTACTACAAAACCAGGCTTATTAACACCACAATTTTCAAATATTTTTTTATTCCAACTGCAGGGATATATTACTCCATGCATAACTCTGTTTATAGATTCAACCCAAAAATCATCTACTTTTTCGTTCTCAAATACAGCCACGCAATACCTTCTGGTACCATTTAATAATTTTCTCCATCTGTTGGGGATTACGTGTTCTATAAGAACATCTCCCTCCATTTTGCCTATACTACAAGTTTTGTTTATAATAAACAATTCATCTTTTGTAAAAGAATTACCCTGAGGATATTTATGTACACAATTTATATAAACATTATTGCCAAGTAATCCAAGAGATCTTATGTAACCCAAAGATGCTCGAGTGTAACCAGAATTAGTTAAGAAACAAGAATATATAATATCTAGATTTGTTTTCATGTACTGAGCAAGAAATTGCCATTAGCAAGCAGCCTTGCATCATTTATTATCGTATATTCTCCGGTGTTTATTTCTCTTATAATATTGTTAAATGGATCTATAACTATAACTCTACCGCCATTAGACATTATGGAGCTTTCTACTATTAAATAAGATCCAGAAAGCTGACCTCCATTTATTCTAGATACGTCACTAACATAAACACCATCAGACGAATCATAACTATATACAAAAGAATTTGTTGAAAGATTGTATATACCAACCCTGCCACGATAATCTTTAAGTTTTTCTATAGCCTGACCCTTAAAAGAATCAGGGTCATCTATTTCAACTGGTGGAGATTGATCTGAAGAAAATCTCTGCAAACCCCCTATGAGTATTAACTCCCTATCTATTTCTTGTATTGACCCCAAGGTATAATCAGAAAAAGTAAAACTTGTCTGATTGCCATAGTTAAAATCAATTTGGTTTGTTTCTGGATTTAATAGTATTACAGAAGGCACGGACGGAACAGCGTCAGATCCAGCTTGAACATTTTCAAGAACTGTTATTCTTTTCTGTACAAAAAATGGACTTTGTGCGATCTCTTCATATTGATTAGTTTGTTGATTCCTGACTTCTACTTTAATTTTAAAAGTAAAAAGAAATGTTGTTCCTTCTGGATTTATAACATAAGCTGCATTGGTAGGAGTTGTAGTAACTTCTGCTATTGTTCTGGATTTAGTTGCGACAGAAACCTGTTCATTATACACAATCGGTCCTGTTATTAACACAGGCTGATAAGAAGAACCAGCAGCAGACTGATCATTTATAAAAGTGATTTGATAATCTTGACCAGCCAAAGAAGGATCAACTGAAACTACTAAGTTAAATTTTAACTGAGAATTTCTTGCAACAAAAAATTCATCATTGTCATTTCTTAAACCAGCTCTGATTCTATCAAAAAGAATATTAGAATTGCAAATCCAAATTTTATTATTATAACTTTTTATTGCATTTATAGGATGCCTTATGTTGCTAACATAGGTAAAATCTCCAACAAAAAGCTTAAGACCATCCAAAGAATAAAGCCTCCTAAAAGTCTCATTGTTGGAAAAGCCACCAGTTTGCCCAAAACCAGCAGGTGTTAATTTTACAAAAACATCAGAAGTAGTACTATTTATAAAGTCGATTTTTCCAGGACTAAGCTTTATACTTAATATTTTTTTAGTAATACCAGTTGCTTCTACAGAATCAAGAGCAGAAAGACTAGAAGTAATATTATTTGAATATAGTTTAATTGAGTTTAATTCAAAAGTATTTGGATCTACATTAAAATCTGAATTAAATACTATTTGAAGTATTTTTGTTCTTGGATTAAAAATTGCAGACATCGGGAAAAAACCAACGTTACTGGCGCTGGAAGCAACATTGTGAGACCCAAAACCCCTAATAAGATTTCCTGATTTATCTATCTCAATTACTCTATCATTATAGGTATCGCATATAATCATGTTTTTGTTTGAAAGTCTGACTGCAGAAGTCGGAGTATCTAATCCGACTCTTCCATCAGTAGCGTCTATTTCTAAAGCTTGAATGGGGCTAATTGGCAAATTAGTTCCACTATAGCCAAAATATGACATAAAATTGGGCAATGATTTTTGCACTGAGTTTTCTGTTGCATAAAAAAAGTTATTAATTTCAAGTGGAGTTTTTATTGTCAAATCACCCAAATCAAATAAAGTAGGCTCTATTTTTACGTTATCACCCTTACCATTCATCCACTGATTAACTTTTGCAACATTAAAACCTGCAAATTCACCAGAGCTTGATATTTGAAGAGTGAATCCCTTTAAGACGGGAGTGTCTATAAAAACATCTTGATTTTCGGTATCTTCTTTTGCCTTAAAAGATATTTGTATATCAAAGACTCTTCCAACGGCAAGAATACTTTGCTCTGACAAAACTGGATCAGAAAATTGCTCAGATGCAATAGAAAGAACATTATTGCCAGCTCTCCATCTAAACTCTATAGAAGTACCATCTGGCACTACTGTATCAAAAGATATAGAATTTAAATTTATAAGATTTGGTGATTCATATCTATATATGAGAAGACCATCACTATTGTAACTCTGTGTTACAATAGTAGTACCACCATCAGGACCGCCACCAGATAAGAAACCGCTAACGAATATATCATCTATATTAAAAACAAAATCAGTTTCTATGTCTGCGACTTCAAAAACAATAGAGTCAACATTGTTTCTATCAGAAGATGCTATTTCAAAACTTTTTTCTGCAAAATCTTGCATAGAAGAGTTTCCGTTTGAAGTTATTTCATTTTGAGAAAGTAAAACATACGTATCACTTTGCTCTAATTGGCCAGCTTCATTTTTATTATAAAAGTAAAAATACACTGCAGGATGTTCTACGGATTTGCAACGAACATCAATGTTTATTGATGCATAATTTGACCAGTTTTTATTAATAAGAACACTTCTTTTGAAAATAAGTTTTTCTTTTTTGCCTCCTCTAAATTTAACTGAATAAATACCATCAGTTCTTAAAGTATTGTCTGGAGAAGCTCCAAAAGTTGTAGATGATGGTATTGCTTGAGTTTCCACGAATAGTCCAGGATATGCAGTGCCATCAGAATTAGCATTTTCAAAACTATCTTTAAATCTTACACCTCCGCCACCAGAACCACCAGAACCATCGCCATCTCCAGATGTACCTCCAAAAAAGTTTGAAGATGAACTTATTGGAGTTATGTATGCCTCTACCTCAGAAGAAGAATCATCAAGAGGAGGAGGAGATATATCTCCAGACCCAACTGGCGGTATTGGACTGCCCCTGGAAAAAGTTATATTGTTTATTTGAGTGTAGGACTGTAAGGCACCAAGAGTAGTATACTTTATTGAGCTTATCGTATTTACTTCCTCTGGTATACCTGTTATACAACCACTATCAAAATTTATTACAGCTGTAGAATTTTCAAGATCAATTATCGAATTATCTGTATGACCAGGAGAAACAATAATACTATTAACCATTTCATTAGCAATACTTCTATCATTTTTCACTGAAACAAAACTTTGTCTCATTAAATTAACTGCAGCAACCTCTCCAAGCAATTGCCTATTCCTATCTGGCATAGTTCTAACAAAAGTTTCTAGTCCTGCGTGATTTATAAATCCCTTATTCATTAGATCATTGTGATCAAGCTTTGGAATTCTTTCTTTTTTGAAGACGCCTCTTTTGATTTTTGCAGTGTCCAAATCAGAAATTCTAGCACCAGGCAATGAATTCTTGACTTCTCTAAGAAGGTCTATTTTGTCAGGATCCCCTCTGTGCTTGTGCTTTGCTATTTCTTCTATAATTAGCTGCCTAAAGCTAATTTCTTGCCTATATGATAAATCTATTGACGTAATTGTACTATTGCCAGTTTTAACCTGAGCAAGCCTAACAGCACCCTCTACGGAGGAAAAATTACTAGTAAATACACTTGCGACTATCGGAGAATTTAATGTTCTTGTAAAACCAGCATACACATAGAATATAGAATTAGATGAAATTTCAGGAATATTTTTTACAAAATCTAATTGTGTTGATTTACCATTTATAAAATAAATTCCAGGAGAAACATTCAAAGAAAACGGATTTTGAGAATCACTAGATATGGATACTATAAGGCCCTCAACTATGCCATTACCAAATATTGAATAAAGTCCAAAAAGCTGAGAATCAATTGTAGAAAATCTATCAACTTCAAGATCAACAGACAAAGAGGAATCCAAAGAGTCCTTAAAATCGAAATAACCAAGCCCAAAATTAGGTGTTCTTCCTGCCATTTTTATTTGTCAACATAACCAGACCTCATGCCAAAAACAGCGCTGGTTCTTGTTGCCTCCGGTAAATCTCCAAAACTCTCTCCTGCATTTCCCATAAAACCTTCTTGCTTTCTCTTAAAAAAATCAGATCCAGTCAAACGAGATGTTATTTCCTGGTCAATTACATCTGATATTCTTTTTTGAAGCAAATTGCTTTGATTTTTTTGTTGCTCATTCATAAATTATAAATTCTATTAAACTGGAACTGGCAATGTTGTATCTTCTCCATTGTTGAACGTTATTATTTCACCAGGATACATATATCTACCAGATATTCTAGTACTCCACCTGTTTGATTTTTTATCTATTTCATTACTAACCTCGGTTATTATACCAAGTATATACAATGGCTCAATTATCGGCTTGCCATTATCTCCATTTTCAACTTTCCCGTTTTCTCCCCTTTTAAAACTAGATCCATAATGCAGTCTAAAATACTGATTTGGCATTACTCCATTTCTACCAGGAATACTAAAGCTACAAAACAAAGGTGGATTAAAAAACATGGTGTATCTATTGACTATTTTCTGCAAAGCTTCCTTCGAACCAAAAACACCATCTTTTTGTAAAAACATTTTCCTGTAGCCTAGGAATCCAGGAGAAGAAGGGTCATATATCGAGTTTACATTTAAATGACCAGCTAAAAGAAGCTTCATGTCTGGAGTTGTAGTAACAACTCGTATTTCATTGTATATATCAGACACTTTCTTATTAAATTGAAAGCTATCAGTATCAATCACATTCCATATTTTAAATTTACCAGTATCTGAAAATTTATTGTAATCAACCGATGTGTAAAAATCGTGAATTTCGTTTAATGCGTCTAAGTGTTGAAATTTTATTGCAGGATCAGAACTAGATGGAGAGCCAGAAGAGTCACCACTAGAAGTAGAATTATTATTAGAAAAGTACTCTATTTCATCTGGAGAAATTTCAAATCTAGCTATGCCAGCATTATCAAAATAAAATGTTTTACCTGATACATCAGCTATTTTTTTAATAAATTGTAAATGACTATCACCAAAATTAGGCTTAAATCTAGGATTGTTTAAAGGATCATAATTTCCAGGTAAAACATAATTTGCGTAAACAACAGTTCTATCATTGAAAAACATATATTTTCTATCACCACTTGTAGTATCTTGAGAAGTCATGTACTTTAAAAAATCCATTGGAAGAAATCCATTAGAAGCACCAGAGCCTTCTCTTAATCCAGCACACGATAATACGTCGTATATAGCATCATAGTCACGTACAGCGTCATAAAAAGGAGGGTTTAAAAATTTTGTATCGTCTAGTATTCTAGAATAATCTTCAAGTTCCATAGTAACTTCTATGTGACTAGGCTTCATGGTGAAATTAACTTGATTGCAAATGCCTGTAAAGGCAAGATATTTAAACTTATTTGAAGAAGATTGACCTCCTATTAAATTAGTTGCTCCACCGTCAAAATCTGGATGTAATATATCATAAACTGAAGAAGAGTCATCATCTTCAGGGTTATTTAAACATCTTCCAAGGTATACGCGAACATAAAATGCTTTATCCTGAAGAGACATAATAAATTTTCTAACATCGTTATCAAAACTGACTGCATCTCCAAATCTGGTAGTCCTAGATGCAGAAGAATTAACTCTTCTTCCAGAAACAAGATCTCTCATGGAGAGATTTTTTGGAACATAAAGAATAAGGCTTGCATTATGCCTTATAAAGCTGTTACCTTCTTTTGACCAAGTTTCTTTATAAGATTGGACCAAGTTTGATATGTTTTTTGGGGAAACATTAACAGCAGGATTGTTGTCTTCTCTTACCAAAGAAGAATACCCAAACATAACAGGCCTTATAAACGAACCAAAATACGGACTTTGATTAGGAAAGAAAGGATGCAAAAGCTCTATGGGGCCACTTTTTAATGTGAATTCCACAAAAACTCCAAATGAGAAATTGTCTAAATTAGATTCTGAATTGGTACCCCTTTTTTTAACTTCATTTTTGGATATAGATATACCGCCAGAAAGACTGGCATTTTTAGATAAACTATTGAAATATTTATATTTAAATCTAAACTGTCCAGATCCACTTCTGCCGTCAGTTTCTCCAAGACAGCATCCAGGAATATAATTGCTAAACCTTGCTGGCATGATAGTTGCTTTTGTTTCCACTAATTTACCACTTAATATTTCACCATAGAGTAAAGATTGATTTTTAAAAACAAATCTTCTAAAATCGTCAAAATACTGAGTTATAAGATCATCTGAAAATCCATCCTCTTCGGAGGTCGGCTCTATCCTATTTCTAAGTAAAAGAAAAAGATTTTTTTCAGCTTCTTGCAATCCGCCATCATCAGTCTTGCCACCATTGCCATCATCTACTTGAGTAGATCCAAATCTGCCTAAAATTGAAATAGGATAGTTGGGTTTTATTTTTGCCTGAGAATGATATTCTATTGGAGACACATTAACTGCATACTGTGAATTACCCCAAAAAACTCTAGGTCTACCATGTAACATAATTCCATCTTTTTCAGGAATAAAAGACGATTCATTTGTTTGGTCTATTTTATATATGAAACCTCCACTATCTTCAAGTTGCTCAAAAATTTCTTGATTAAGAGCTTTCATGTTATACGATTCTTCACTTACAATATAAGATCTCCCACCACTAAAAGAAATCTGTAAAGAACCCATTAAATGCTGAATCTTTATTGAAAAATTTTGCTGAGACAACAATTCGCTACCAGAAAAACCGAAATCATATATAATTTTTGACATACGAAAAGGCGGCTTTATTATGTATTTTGAAAAATTATCTGAATTGTCTTTAGAGGGAACAGTTATTTGCCTGATTTTTTTAGAGCAATTTACTGCAACTACATTGCCGTTTTTAGGAACTATAATATACAAACTATCATATTCATTTACATTATTTGGGCTTTGATTTGGAAGCTCTAAAACTATATATGGCTGGCTGCCAAGATAAAAGCCATTATTACTCCAAGTTTCAGACTTTTTATCATACGTGTTCAGCATGCCATAATTGTTACTTACATTAACATCTTCTCCAGATAGCACATCTGCACCTGAAATGCCAATTGGATCTAAAGCAGAATGTTCGCTACTCAAATTAAAATAAAAGTTTATACTGTCTTTTACACTGTTATTAGGTAAAGAATGATCAAAAGAAAGCTTTTCAAAGGTATAAACAAAATCTTGCCCATGAAAATTTTCGAATTGTTTTCTAAGACCACAGTGAACACCAGGTGGTAAATTTTTTACAACCTTAAATTTAGACCCATTTTTAGCTCCAGGGAATTGTTTTTCTGGTCCTACAGTTTCCTCACCAGAAGAAGAAACTACATTTAATATTTTTTCAGGAATATTCTTAATAAAATCTCCAAAGTATGTATTGTCATTTCCTATGAAAGTTACATCCAAATGAGCGGTATTCTCTTTTTCAGGATCTGGACTTACTATTTTTTTAGGAAAAATTAAAAATTTTGGATTTAAAGACCTTAAAAAATTGTTTACAACCGGACTATCTTTTATTATGGTTTTTTCATTAGTTCCATAGTAGTATTCAGGAATATTTGACCAAGGAATATTTTTAGAATTTGGATCCTGAGCAGAACTGGTAAATATAGAATTAGTGGGCATCCAGGAATTATGCCAATACTTTGCAGTCAAGTTAGTAGATAAATTGCCAGATGCAGGTAAAACACTATTTTTACCCTGAGAACTATTCCATTCAGTATAATTGCGATTTATATTAAAATTTGTATCAACAAATGAAAATTTAGGACTTAAAGTAACTCCATATGAAGAACCAGCAATTCCATCTGACACCATTTCTAAATTTTCTTTACCAGAAACGGCGTTCATGTTTTTAATGGTTACTTCATTAAAAAACATTTCGTTAAATTGCCTATTTCTAGATTTCAAAGGATATGAACTATAGGCAGTGGGAAAAATCACTACCTCAGAAGTTACATATCCAAAATTGAATGGAGCTGACTTTTCTCTTGAAGATTTACTCATAAAGCACTACTTGTTGAAAAAAATGTATCAGGAATAACACTATTACCCTTAATACTGAAAGATCTTAAATAATCATTTTCGTCTTTTACATAAACTCTTACCCATCCATTGGGCATAACAACCCCTACAGGTGGAGAATTTGATATAGGGAAATTTATAATAGAATCTTTATAATCAATATATGGGTTTATAAAATAACATTCTTCTGTATAAATTACGTCTTGCAATTCCCCTAAAGAACCGCACACATATACCGGTAAAGATTTTTCATTAAAATCGTTATCTGTAGTCATAGAATTTATAAAATTTTTATTTAATAAAGAATATCCACTAAAATACTGATAAAAAAGTTTATTTTCTATTATGTAAAATAAATACAAAGTATTGGAATAGTCATCATAAACAGAAGACACAAATTCTATTTCAGGAGCAGATTGCAATAAATAAGATTTTATTTCATTTTGACTATTATTTTCAAGAGTGTATTTTGAACCCTTTTCTGATTTTTTGAATTTAACAGGTCTAAACGGGATAAGACCAAATTCATCGAAAACTGAATCTGAAAACTTATAAATATCTGAAGTTATATCTCTAAAAGCTCCACCTTGACTTCCAATTTTAACAAATAAACTACCAGAATTGCACATAAAAAGAACGATTGAACTATCATTAAGTATTTCAAATGAAAATCTTTGAGAATTTAACATTCTATTAAATTTTATGTTAGAAGCAGAATCAGAAAATCTTGGGTAAAAAGTATCATTGTTTTTAAGGTATCTTACATTTACATCAGATGATCGAGAATAATCTGCTGAAGCCTGATTCAACCCAGACTGAACAGAATATTGATTTGCTAATTTCCTAAATGAATATTCGCCATTTGCTTCAGCATAAATAAAAGAAGATAATTCTGTTTTACAATTTCCATGCACAAATTGTGCTGGAGATATCCTAAAACTATTACAATAGTTTTTATTTTTAATAGTTATCCCAGCAAAATCATTTTGAAATTTTGAATAATTTTCAGGACTAAGTGATACAATTCTTTTTTCAGAATTAGCAGATATTGATATGTCTGCATATGCAAAAGCATTATAACTCACTACTGGCATTAAATCAAATTCAGAATAAAGCAAAGAATTAGGATCAAAAGTTTTCAATAATATGGTATCATCAAGCTGAAACATAACAAAAATATTATTTTGTCTTGGTGAATTTCTGCAACATATAAAAGAAACTTTCTCATCTCCAAAAGACTGAAAAACAGATCTTACAATTCTTGGCATTTCATCATGATTGTTAAATACACAAGCATCCAAAGTTGCTTCTTTTGTATCAGTAAAAAACATAATAGAAGATCCGGTTTTTGAAAAACTAATATCAAAATTTTCTGAAGTGAGAAATATTGGTCTATACTCAACGTAATTAGACTCATCAATTAAAGAAGTTACATGCTCCATATTTACTATAGAAGAAGGAGAAAGATCGTCTCCGGGAACCAATATTTTAATTCTTTTATTATAGTTTGCAAAAAAATCAAATTTAATAAAATATCCGTCAATGGAATTTAAAGATTTACATGGAACAAAAAGTGCGTTTGACTTGTCGTCATCGTCATCAAAATAAACATGCACATATCCTATATTTAAATTTAATTTTGAAAATTTTAACGTAGCCTCCATGTGTTCTATCCTACTATCAAATTCTACCAAAATTTCTAAGTGATTTTTTGTCTGTATGGTAGATTCTTTGCTATTCCATCCGGATTGATCAGAACCACTAAGAAAGCCATATCTGTACTTTTGAGCCTTTGATCTAAAGGAAGAAAATTCTCTTAAATCTCCATATATTTTTTTTGATATATAATTTGAGTGATTCAGCTTGGGATACTCATAATATTTAGGCATAATTCTTCTTCCTTTGCTGTAAAATGGAGCATCATCTATGGGCATCCATTTATATATTGATGGTCTTGAGTCGGAAAAAGAATTTAGAAAGTCAGATTCCATGTATGAAGAATCCGGAAAAGAAAGTCTTGCATTTTTAGTATCACCCTTTGGATCAGAAGCAACCATTGATCTGCATTTAAATAATCTTAGTGAAGAATCAGATTCAGATGGGACAATAACTGCCCCATTAATTAAATTTGAAGTTTCAAAATGACCCCCTATGGATGGAGCCAAAGCCCCCCTAGTTGTTACTTTTATAATAGTATTTTCACTAACACCTGGACCTATGCCCTCCCATATTATCCTGCCGTTCTTATTAAGATCTATTGGATTATAATACAAATAGTATAATTGAGAAGTAAATGCAGAAGCTCCACCAAATTGGCCTGGTATAGATTCTATCAGATTAAATCCCCACACAAAATTAGTAGTACTAGAAAAGTCAAAAACAGAATTAGATGCATCTATATATTTTCTGCAATTTAAACTAAAAAAAACATCAGTACCTGCTATCTTAGTACGAAGTGAATTTATGTTTATAAAATCTAATATACAAATACCAACTCCAGTATTGCTAGATTCAGTATTGGATGTATTTGGAGAAATCCAAAAATAAGATGCGCCCTGATTTTCTCCGCAATTTGCACTAAATTTAGAAACAGAAGAAAGGGCTTTGGCAAAATTTATTTCATAAGGTATTTTTCTGTCATCTACAACATATGAATTTGTAAGCTGACTTACATCGTAAACAAATTCCAGTTGACTTCTTTCGGAAAAAGAAAAAACATCATGAACTCCCAATGAATCAAAACTAGATCTCCACCATTCCTGATCTCTTACAAGAGAACCAGACAAAAGAAGTTTAGCATTTCCAAATGAATCAATATGATATATACCCGGACCATAATCTATACTCTGTGCACGAACTCCAATTGAACTTGCAACAAAATACCCATTTGCTGGAAGATAAGATGGATAAAGAGATGGATTCAATTTAACCTTAGTAAGTCTATAACAATTAAATTTTGCCAAATTTTTAGATGAAGATGATGAAGAAGAAATGCGATTTTCTGGATTATCGGAAAGCCAGTCTAAATGAGTAGCAACAGAAGAATCCGCTCCTCTACTAAAATCAGCAGAATCATAGCCCTTATAATTAAAATTTGAATTATAACTAGAACTACTAGAACTACTAGAATCAGCAGGATCTACATTTTTACCAGAAATATTTCTAATAAATATGTTATTTTCTAATTGAATAGAAAGAACATCAAAAGAAAACTTTTTAAATTCATACTGACCCTCATTACTTGAGACGATTTCAAAATCACTTACTCCACTTTGCTGAAAATATATATGTCTTTTTTGGCCCACATGCCTAAGCTCATGCTTATCAACTTGCCCATAAGTAACAAATATTGTATCACCGCTCCTTAAGAAATTTTTGGGAGCAAATATATAAATTCCGTTAGCAACAGAATCTTCGTTAAAAACAAAAAGAGGTGAATTAATCATGTACTGAGAATTGGGACCAGTCTGTGGAAAATTCTCACTTGATGAGCCAGATTTATATTTCTTTTTTAACTCTCTATTTTGAACTATGGCAAAACCTAACGGTTTTGCATCTTTTAATTTTTGCTCATTAACACCGTCTGGTGAATTACCGTCGTTTCCCAAACCTCCTTCAATAAAACCCTTGCCAAGAACTTTTAAATCAGATTGATTGAAGTTTACTCTATCTTTGGAAGCACAAAGTATTTTAGTTATGCCTTTATCTGAGCTTAAAATAGGAATATAGAATATTTCAACTCCATCCACTAAAGAACCCCTAGTTGAAAAAACCTGAGGAGTTATAGTAATTTCTTTATTAACAACTGTTTTTGCATTAACCAATTGCAAACCCCATTTGTAATTTACGGGCCTACTCATATTAGCCCCAATCAATGAATTGAAAGATGCTATATCAGAAGCTATGCCAGATATTAATCCTCCGCCTAAAGGACTACCTATAAAAGAACTAAGATCATTTTGTGGAAGCAACGGGACATTTAAATTGTAATAGTAATCAACTATCACTCCCATTGAAGAAGCTGGAAGAAGTCTGACAATTTTTGATGTAAAATAAGGATCAAAATATTCTATACCTATTACTTTAGATTGATCTTCTACGGAGATACTTGAATTAGAAGCTGGATAAATATCAAAATAAACCTGAGCTTCATCGTCAAGCATCCATTTTACAGTATCCGTATTTGGCTGAAGTCTTTCTTCTTCCCTAACAATATTTACAGTAAATTTTGTTGTAACTTTTTTACCTAAAGCAACACCCTGAGAATCGAAATATTCGTAATCAACAAATATAAAATATTGTTTGTATGGATAAGGATCTGTTGGATCATCTTCATTAAAATCAGTCGTACCAATATCTTCAGCAGAAGATATATAAGTTATCCTAAACCATGGCATAGGTTTTCCATAAACATTTCCAGAATAACCTTCTGCAGGAACAGGTCCATTAAAAAGCTCTTCAAAAAATGCACCCTTGGGATTCAGTGCAACGTCTTGAAAGTTTTTTGTAACATACTGATCTATAAAGCCTTGGGGTAAAACATCTTTATTATTGAAAGCAGTATATCCAGACCTTATGTTGGAGGGCATTATCTGCTCCCTATCATATCCGATATTTCTTTCCTGAATTCATCAAAAGCACTTTTAAACACAGTCTCAAGCCCATTTTTAAATACTTCAGCAAGTGGACGCATTTGGTCTCCAAGGGCATCCTTAAAAGAGGAAGCCAGATCAGCAGACTGCATAGCAGAAGAAGCCTGACGAGCACCTAGGGCCGTTGTGGGTCCTGTTTCACCAGCCACGAAAGCACCCTGGAATTTATTGCCCTCAAAACCTAAAGCACTCATATTAGGAAGAGCAGAAGAAAAACGCTCAACGGCAGCAGAAAGCATTTGAGTCGTTTTTGACAAATCTTGGGCAGAATTTATCATAAGATTATTGTCATACTCACCTCTGGCTCCAGTTGTTCCGCCCATGAGACCACCAATACCAAAAACACCTTTTTCTGCTCCTGGACCAACGGTCGTACCAGTATTAAGAACTCTAGGAACTTCTCTAATATTTCTAATTAAAGAGCCAAGGCCTTTTTCCTGAGTAACAACCATTTCCATAAAAACTCCACTTCCAGACTCCATTGCGCTTATAGCATTCAAATAACCCTCACGAAGCATTTTAACCGAATCTAAACTTTCCTTTTGCTTCTGAAGTATCTGGGCGGCAAGACTATTTTCTTGCCTCCTTATGTCCATTACTTCTCTTCTTAATCTGCCATCGGTGTCTCCGCCTTCAGCTATTTTCTTTTCCACTTCCGCTCTTTGTTGCTGCATGGAAATAAGCTCATTTTGCATGGATTTTGCCTGCTCCATACTATTTGCAGCTTGAGCCATCCTCATTTCAGCAGAAGCGCCAAGACCAGTAACAAGATTATCAGCTATACTAACCTGTGCATCAAGTACTTCTTTTTGCGCTTGAAGCTGAGAAGTAATTTCTTTTGCAGGAGCCCTTGCATTTTCAATAGATTTTCTTATATTTTCAACTGAATTTGCAACAGCCTCTGCTGCCTTTTTCATTCCAGCATCGACAAGCTCAGAAGTATCTCTAAGCATTTCAGATATGGCCTCTTTACCACCGCCTGCTATAACGGCATTTGCTCTTGCCATTCTTTCTTCTATGTACTTAATACTAGCCTCTATCTGAGGTTTCTGTTCATCACTTGCACCAGGAAGAGATTTTCGTAATTCAGCTATTTGAGACTGACCTACTTTAATTGACTCCTCAGCAAGCATTTTTGCAGATTCTGGACTTCCAGTTTTTGCCTCAGAAACCAACTTATTAAATCTTGAAATCTCTTCGTATGAACGCCTACTTGCTTCAATTTGTCCACCTAGATAGTCCATAGATTGTTTTTGAAGTTCATTAAAAGTTCTTGCAGCATCATTACTGTAAGCAGAAGCTCCTCCAAGTTCTCCCTGTAATTTTAATATTGATGCAGTTGCAGAATTCAGCCCTCTCATTGTGCCAAATTGCTTCTCAAGCTCTCTATTTTGATCCTGAATGGATTTAATTATCAAATCGTCAACTTGAAGTTTTCTTGATCTTTCAGTATATGACCTAAAATCCATTTTTGCTTGCTTATCAAGTTCGGCTTCAATCTGCTTTGCAGCCTCAATAGCAGCTGAAAGCGCAGCTATTCTTGCTTGATCTTCATTTATTTGGGCTTGGGCTTGTGGATTATATAAACCTCCCATTTTATTTTCTTCTACATTTGCCTGAATGGCAGCCAGTTCTTTCTTTTTTTCTTCTATTTGTCTGCTGAGCTCAGGAAGTTGTTCTTGAGCATACTTTTTTTGCTCTTCAAACTTTGTGACAAGTGAAGCAGATCTCTGTACACCAGAAAGCTCAACTATTTTTTGAGCATCTTGTTCTGCTTGGTCTTGAGCAAGTTTTTCATCCATACCAATCGCAGTTAATTTATTTTTTAGTTGTTCTATTATTGATTTTTTTTGCTCTTCAACGAAAGCGTCCAAGGAATCCTTAGCTGCCTTTGCCTCATCTAAATTACCACTTAAAGTTGAAGTCTCTAAAGCAGAAACTTTAGAGGCAGCATCCATTTGAAGTTTTTTAGAGCCTCCTATAAGAGATGCCGAAAGCTTTGATTCGCGTTCTGCTTTTTCTTCAGCTGTTTCTCCTGCTTTTCCAACACCAGATTCACCATACATATTCAAAATGGTTTCATTTATTGCGGCACCAGCGCCGGAAAAAACGGACTGTATACCCTGCATTACTTGAGTAATTTTTCCCTTTTCACTATCTATTTGAGCAATCATATTCTGAAAAACTGCTGGAGTATTTCTTATTTGCATTTGAGCTTGATTGAATTTTCTTGCAATTTCTCCAAGTGGATCTTCTTCAGTTTGTGCTTTGGCAAACTGCATCATTGCACCTATCTCTTCACGAGTTTTACCAGATTCATTTCCAAGTAATGCAAATAGACTAGCATTTCTTGCCAGTCTATCACCCTGCTCCTCAAGAAGCTTTATTGCACCTTTGTCTCCATCCATTGCCATTTTTTTAAGCTGTATAATCCTGACTATTTGATTTTGCTGATCAGAATTAGATGATATTAATTTTTGCAGAAGTTGAATACCCTGTTGCATTTGCTGCTCATCAGGACCATATGCATCACGCACAAGCTGAAGAACAGCAAGCTGGTCTTTAGAATCTTTAATTGCAATACCCTGAAGCTCGTGAAGTAGCTGATAATATTGCTTTGCTACATTTTGTGTAGTTGCAAAATTTACTGAAATTGCGTTTAGTTCGTCTCTTACTGTTTTAAGGCTTTTGCCATATAGATTACCAGTTCTTTCTAAATCTATAAGCACTACGTTAAATTGCTGAGCAGTTTGCACAAGCTTGTCAAACTGAGTAATATTAACGCCAATACTATTTAAGAATTTAATTAATTCTTCTCCGAATTCAGCCAAGGTAAAACTCCTTAATACTTAATTACATTAATTTGTCGCATAAACCTAGTATGGCATTTGCCAAAACAGGCTCCATTTTATCTATATTTTCCTTATTTACTGGCACAGGATTGCCATTTTCGTCTGCAATACTCCATGATTTAATACTACTAATAAGCCTTTCATATCTAAATGAAAGTATATCAAAAGTCATATTACCATCTCTATTAACTATACTTTTCTCTTGTATCTTTCTAGAAGAACCAAAATCTAACTTTTTAAAAGAAAAGTCTATTTTTGAGAATTTGTCTTTATTAAAGAAAGTTTTTGCCTCCTGATCTGTATCAAAAACAAATAACTTACCATCTTTGTAGCCCACATACAAACTTGCATCCATATTATCATTTTCACTAATAAAAAGCTTCATTTTACCTCCTTTTAAAGTACCGATTTACCACCAGCCATGATACTCATGGCATTTATAATGTCTATATTTTTAAAGTTTTCTTTTATAAGAGATATATCATATAATTTATCTACAAGTATGGAATCAAGAGACTCCAAATAATCAATTCTCATTCCTGTAGAGACAGATAAATAACATATTTTTGTAAATATATCTACATCAGAAGAAAATTTACCTTTTATTGAATCTATTAATTTAGAATAATTGCTTCCACTCTGATCTTTATCAACACTATTGAAATAATCTACATAAGATTGCATTATACTTTTACCAATCATTGGATCTAATTTTAAGAAGTTACTAGAGCTTATCTCTGAATCTTCTCCATTTATAATAGCTTTTACAAAAAAATTTTTGATACAAAATAATTCAAAAGATTCAGAGTCAATTTTTATCTTACATTCAATATAACAAAATTTTTTATTACTAGAGTAATACTTCCTAACAATATCTGTATCTATTTTTTTCCAATAACAATTTATAACAAAAAAATCATTTTCTTTGTTGATAAGTACAGGGATAACTATAACATCTTCAGAGGAATCCGACATATAAAGTATATGTCGTCAAATTCCTGGGAATGGGAAATAGCCCTTTTCTTCTGATACATCAGGAAAAGTTACGTTCTGGAATGGGCTTGTATGATTGTCTGCACCGAAAGCCTGGTAATTAAATGAAAGTTCTACAACATTTGATGGAGTTACTGTTACATCTTCAAGAGACGGAACGACACCTGGCAAAATCATAAAAGGCTGAAAACCAGTAATTCCCTTGTTAAGATTTAATGTCATTTTAAGTCTAGATACAGCTCTCTTTTCGTGGTCCTGTATGTATTGTCTTAGAGCGTTTGTTCCTGGATTACTTAAAAGCTTAAATGAACCACTAACCTTTCTTTTACCAGCAACAAGATCATATGGACGAAGTCTTCCACCGAGTGTATGTATATCTTGCACCCCATTATCTATAGACATGTTAAAGTCTCTAACAAGAAAACAAGAAGAATCAAAAATCTGACTTGGAGAATCTGATTGATTGTCCTCTAAAACCATTTGAACGTCATTGTAAGTTGCAACACGAACTGGGGCAAGCATACCAGCAGACTCAACATTCTTGGATTGAGCAGTATTATTTTTTGTTCTAGAAATACCTTTAAGATTAGCACTTATTTCCACTGCCTGACCAGCAGATATGCTCATTCTTAGAGTGTTAATTAATATACCGTGATATTCGTAATTAAAACCACCGTGATATCTGACATTCAAAATTCTATTAATAAGACGAGCACGCAAATTACCTGTTTCGGCATCTCTTCCATAAGCGTCTTCTAAAAATTGTAAAGCAGCCTGATATCCATTGCCACCATCTCCACTACCAGTTGAGAATATGTCAAATTTAAAATTTACATCACCAGATATGGTTAAGGGGGCAAGTAAAAAACGACCATGAGAAGCTGCACCGTCAACGTCCTCTATGGGCTCTATATTCTGCTGGGCCTTGACGCTACAGTTTTCAACTCTAAATGTGGTATTATTGTAGTCAACAATACCACTGAATCCTGCGTATCCAGGATATGTTAACGACGATGGAATGCCGAATGAATCACCTGCCATGATTTACCTCTGAATTGATTTTATGAAATATTAGATGCATCGATGGGGAACCCAGCTAAACTTGACAAATCTGCGAACGTTTGAGGAACATCTATACCCTCTGCAGCAAGATACTGGTTTATATTAGAATACCCACCTCTTGTCAGAATATGATTATTAAGTGCAGAAATAGCAGTCTGATAAAGAGTAATTGTTCTCAAGCTTGTATCAGAAACAGTATATGCACTATACATTGGCTCGAGCAGATCAAGAGTCTGCTGTATGTCGTCTAGCAAAACTATCTCATAAACATTACTATAAAAATTGTCAACAACCGAAACAATATTGTCTCTTGCTGTCGCTATGTTATTTGCTATTGTTAGATAAATTTGTGCTTCTAATACTGCCATTTTGCTCTCCCGTTGAATTATTTATGTATTTCCAACCTTAATTCCTTTATCCTTTTAGCTTTTGTAAATAATTTACTCTGCATATCAATAAATAATTCAACAGTATTTATACAATCCCCTTTTTTTAAACTAAATTCTGACTCAGATTTTACATATTTTATATCAAAATTAAGAATTATTTCAGAAGTATTATTAAATATATGATATTTATCAAGATAAACGTTATTTGATGGCAAAGTAATGGCAGAAACATATGCATGTTTTATTCCACATTTTAACCTTGAACAGGAGGATATTAATGGCTTATTTGTCTTAGATATAACGTAAGAATAATAACCAAAATCAGGAACATCATCTAAAATTATAAAACCGTCATTTGAATTTACAAAATCTATGAATGCACTATCATTGTCCCAAAAATTATGCATTCTAAAGCCAGGGTATATTGACACTCCCATTCCTTTTAATTGCTCTTCTGAATAATAACTTCTTTGATTAACGGATGAAAAATAAGTAAAATTAAAATCTTTTTTTAAACTTTCACATATGTGAAAATTTGACAATATTGTATTTTCTCCAATTAGTCCTATTTTATAAACAGAGTTAGAACTGATGGAATTTTCATACGAAAAATCTTCGCCCCAAATAAGCTCAGGATATATACTAAAATTGTCAACTTCATTAAAATTTGTAGATACATTAAAAGAACATATTGAATCCAGATTTTCACTTATAACATAATTATTTTGAAAATTTTCTGGTACTATAGCTCCCCATCTTGCATCACTTTGAGAAAAATTAAAAAAAGCATCAACCCATTCAAATTTAGCAAGATGCCCAACGGTAATTATAATATCAAAATTCCAAGCTTTATATATTTCATACAAAATAATAGAAGATTTTGAAACATCATTATTTATACCAATTACTTCTATTTCATGAAAATCTTCATTTTTTATCAGGCTTTTTTGACCATCACCAAAAAGAGATGCATCATGACCTTCTGCAAGAAGAACGACATCTGAATTCTTACTTAAAGAATGAACAAGTTTTCTAACCAAGTATCCAAATGGATTTTTTCTCCAAGGACACTCTCCAATTACCAATGTTTTCATAGTATTAATCCCTAGGAGTATCAACCCATCCGATTCTACCCTGAAGCTGTATCTCCTCTGCGCTCCAGTTTATAGTTGCACCCTTAAGAAGTGTATCCTTCTGGACAGTAGTGTAACTAATATTTTTCGGCCAGCTATTATATAAAAATCTACTAACTATTAAAACCCTGGGATCATTTATTAGAGGATAATCATTAAATACTTTTTTGTGTAATTTAATTGTCTGACTATCTATTACTTCTTCTATTGATACATCCTCAGCTTTGAATTTATCTTCTATAATTAGAAGTTGATTTTTAACCATACCATCAGTATCATCAACTCTTATAAAATAATCACCAATATCAACAGAATCTATAACGTCGATTGGACCAATTTCTCCAACAACAGGAAATACGTTCCTCTTAAGACCCCTATCTATAATATTTGACATTCTCAAAAGAGACCTATAACCGTCCTCCTGTGTTGCGCCTTCAACGTAACATGTTATAGAAATTTCATATTTTTCTGTAGTACTCTCAAGAGTAGTCCATTCGCTAGACCTACTTACGCCATTTATTAAAACAGCAGGAAATTTAGGTATTGAGCTAACGTCACCAACATAAATACCCTGGATTAATTGACCAGCTATTGTCTTTTTAACATACGCATTTGAAGAACTCCAACTAAATTTTGTTTCACTTTTTAACAAAATATTATTTTCATCTATTATTGAATGAATTACAAGTGGGAATTCAAATTCTGTTCCATCAGTAATTGCAATTTCATCACCAGGCATAAATCTGGTTGCCCTGTCAACTTTTATTAAAGTTGATCCCGATGACAGATTTTCGGTAATTGCAGTTTCAGTATTAAGCCATCTATAAATAATTTTTTTTAAGCTATCTAGTATTTGTTCCATTAAAAATTAAATTTCTGGAATGTCTCTTGTTGAATCACTATCACCAGAAGGAAGATTATACCTGTCCTTGAGATTTGGATTAGCAAAGCGCATTCCTATTCTTTGCTGGCCATGAAGTATGACTCTTCCATGAATAATATTATTAAGATCAACTCTAGCAAGCTCTCTCATTTTTTTGGAAAATTCATTTCCCTGAAGCTGACTTTGAGATAAATAATATCTATCATAAATAGAAGATACAGTCAGACGAGCAGAAGTAATTGATATTGGTTCAGGAAATTTTATTCTTAATATTCTTGTATCAGATGAAGAATAATTTCCAGAAGGCAGCTGATCAACAGTTAATGTGTTTTCGTTTATATATGAAGACACGATACACCTATCCGACTGATTGCCGTTAGTTATAAAAATAATGTCACCTGGATTAAATACATTAGCACAAGGACGACTCAACACAATATGAGAAGAGTATTCATCTATATCTAAACCAAGATCAACATCAAAATCAGAAAACTCTTTTAATGGAACTTTATACATTTCACTAAGTACGCTGTTTATAAATTGATCAGCAATGGATATGTGCTCATTAAGTGTGTCGAGAGATATTACGTTTGTATTTAACTGATTTCCGAAATCTCTCAACAAGCCTTTTTGAGGATGATTTGTGCTGGATATAGTAGCACTTGTCATAGATTGTGCTATTATTCTTTCAACAAGCGTTCTATTGCAATATCCCATTAGATACTGTCCTCCGAAAGACCCTTATCAAGTTTTCTTTGAGATATTCCAGCCTGAACAAGCAATCCAAGAACAACTGAATTTCTTGGATCTTGACTCTTTTTTATATTGCCTATCTTGAAAGGAAGAGTCATACCAGACACAACATCGGACACCCTAGTTTCAAAACCGTTTGGCATAGCAGTGCCTCCAGCAACAACTATATCTAGAGGCATATCAAATTCAGTTTTTACCTCAACAAATTTTTTAGCGAAAAGACCAAAAACATGCTTTAGCATAACATCATAATAAGTAGAAAGACCAAATATAATATCATCATCCTCATTCAAGTTTTCAAAATCTAACTCAAATTCTTTTTTTCTCAATATTTGAGAAATGGGAGCTCCAGTTTGAGAAGAAACCTGCTTGTCAATCCAATCACCAGATCTACTAACAGACATTCCAATTATTTGAAGACCCTTATACGCCAAGACGCAATTAACTCTTCCTCCACCAAAAGATATGCCTATTCCAGAATAGGGTATCTCATTCCCAAGATTATCTTTGCACGATGGTCTTTCATTAAGTATTACAGCTAGACCTTCCTCTATTACCTTTACCTTCCATCCAAGTCTAGTAAACATGCTTTTCAATCTAAGTGCGTGAAATTCGCTATTAAGCGAATCATCAACACAAGGAGAGCTTATACAAGTAGCAACAACAGAATTTTGATTAGGCGCTTTACCAAGTAAGCCTTCAATAATTTTTCCAAGAACTATATTCTTTTTTTCTTCATTCTTATTTAAAACGCCATCCTGCATGGGACGACGAAGATCAAGCTTGTTAGGAAAAAGCTTGACAACTTGAAGGCTATCGTCTCCTATAACATAATACTTTCCACCATCATTTACATATTGCCAACTATTTCTTTTTAAAATTTCTTCTAAATCAGAACCGTCGTTCTCTATTTCAACAAAAGAATTTCTTGATACAGAAATATTAGTTTTGTTTTTACTGTCTATTTTTGCACATTGACAAAACATTGTTCCTACATCAAAACCAGAATATGGCATAATTTTCTCCTTTATTACAACAAGCCCTCAAGCTCATCAAGTTTATTTTGCAAACTAGAATTATTAACCTCTTTAGACGAATTGGATATGTTCATTTCTGTATTTTTTAACATCTTTTCCATGGTTTTTTCATGAAGTTTAGAGAGAACAGAAGAATCGGCATGAGTTTCATCCGTCTCTACAGAATTAGAAGAATTCTCTAAAACCTGTTGTATTACAACTGTTTTATTATTTTTAAGATTTTCTGAAAGAATAGATATTATATCTTTTTTAAAAGAGTCTAGTTCTTTTTTAATTTCATCAGAATTTATATCTATCTTTTCTCTTTTTTCAACTATAATATTTTTTAACTCAATATCTTTTCTTAATATTTTTACCATGCTTGTCTCTACTGCTTTTTTTAAACACGAAGATGAATCAGAAACATGTCTATCAACAACTCTATCAAGATCTATGCACTGTTTTGGAGCAAGCACCAGACCAAGATCGCTTATCGATATGTATTTACCACTTTTATTTTGTATTGAAAACATTATATTACTTTGCCTTTTGGTAATTTAAAATTTTTTTTATCTAGTTCTATGGAATTAAGATGACCACATTTAGTACACTTAAAATAAATTACCTTGTCGCTAAAATTTATCTCTATTGATAGATTTTTATCTCTACTGTGTTCATGACATTTTTCACAAACACAAACAAAAACCATATATCACCTGCTCCTTATGTATGAAGCCATTTTTATTAAAAAGCCTTGAGACATAAAATCAAAACAAGCAGTTTTTTCTTCTTTTTTATTTTCTTCAGAAGAAATTTGAGTTGAAAACAATGTCATTCCAGATTCAACCACAGAAGGTGGCATTTCTGCATCTTTAGATATTTTTGATATCAGTGACCTAAAATTTTCCCTAAAAGATGACAGCTCTTTTACTTGCTGTCCAAAATTCTTACCAATTGAAACCTTATCAAGAAAAAGTTTTAAATTTTCATTTCCGGAACGGCTGGTTATAAGGCCTGAAAGATAAGATTTAAGTGAATCTCCAGTCAAAGAACCCTTCAAAAATTGCTCATATATTTCATCAGATGATATCGATCTTTTTTTAGTTACAGGGTTTATCTTTATACCTCTTGTACCAGTTTTATACCAACCTATTATTCTTTTTCTAGTATCAGGATTGGACATCATTGTTGAAAGACGCGCTATAGACCCTCTTAAAAATTCTTCGTAAGCCATATCAAATTGCTGTTTAATAACCTGTATTTTTCCATAACCACCTTCTTTTGACCAGCCTGGAACACCCTCAATAGAAACATTATAAGATGGCATTAGTGAAATATCTATACCTGATATAATATCAATATCACGATCTGAAATAGAATCAGGATCCTTTATTCTAACCTTAAATTCAAAGCTCTTTTTTCTAATTTCAGAAATAAAGTCTGCACTACCAGATATCTGCATCTTCTTTATTATGGAAACAGCAATACCGTATGAACTCTTATCCATATCTAGTTTTACAGCATCTATCTCTTCATCAATAACACCAATTAAATCATTTTTAATATCATTGCAAATATCTTTTAAATTTCCGTAAACAGATTCATCAGAAGCTGAGTTTATTATGTAACTAAAAAGCAAATCAAGTTCTGATTTTTTTCTTTCTAAATGCGCTATGAAACTAGGATAAAAATTACGAACTATTTTTAAATTATTTTCTCTCTCGACGTCTTCACTTGAATCGTATTTGCCTTTTTCTACCAAATAAGAATCAGGACAACCTTGTTTTTCTGAATTTAATCTCGCTTCTTCTGCCTTGTCATCTGGAGTAAATGCTTCTATTACATCTGATTTAAGATGAATTAAATCACAATCTTCTTTATTTTTTTTAACTTGCTCAAAAGTTTCAAAACTTATTGGAGTGCTTTTCTTTTGAGCAAATATTCTATCAGTATGCCTAAGAAGCATTCTAACTAAAAAACACATCATAGCAGGCTCTTTACGGATAATTCTTTCAAGCATTTCCTCCAAGCATGCATTTCTTATTGAAGTAAAATTGTCACTTATCAATCTCCTGTCTGCATTCTTCCAAAGACATTTAGAGACTGTTTGTGGCGAAGGGTTACTTGAACCCATACAGTTAGCTAAAGTACTGCTAACGTCTTGGGGTATATGGAATGGGTTGTAATAAAAATACTCAAAAGAAGATTCTTGCAACCTATTTGGATCCTGCTCAAAATAGGTAAAACCAGGAGCAGAAACTACATCCGAGATAACGTCGGTCAAACTTCCTAAATATTTTTCAGATAGCTTTTTTTCATATCTTAAATCACTTCTACATTTTGAATATAATGGATTTTGCTTGTTGTAAATAATATTAAATATATCAGGATGAATTCTAGAAACCTCATTATTTATTCTTTTTAATAAAGAAAAAGACCTGGACATATCTTTGGACTGATATCCAAGGTTAGAATCTTGAACTTTAGACTGATCTTCTACGCCTATAGAAGAACCAGCAAGAAGAATCCTCATAACATATTTTTTAAAATCTTTTTTTTGTTTTTTTGTAAGCAAAGAACTTGATAAGACTTCATTCATAATCCTATCGGAACCTATCTTATCTCCAGAAAGAGAAAGAGACTTTATAAGCTCTGCTTTATTTATAAGATCAGGAGTAAGATCACCTTTAAGAGAACCATCTACAGTTCCTGTACCGATAGAAGAATCGTCAAAATCATCATCAAACTGAGCAAATCTATATAGGCTACCTAAAAGATATTTATAAAATATAAATCTTTGGGCATCATTTAAAGATGCCATTTTTGATAAAGAATTAGATAGACAACCTATGTTCATAATACTTATAAATTCTTATTTTTATCTATCTGTCCTTTATATTTAATGTCTATCTCTCCGACCAAAAGATCTCTTTGGCAAGACATAGCAGACAATTCATAAAAACCAATTCTATCAATACCACCAAGCCTAGATATGGCATCAGAAAGGCCATTTTTTTTAGTTCTTATATCTGTTTGAAACTCATCTCCAGTTATTATAAGTTTGCATTTTTGGCCTACTCTTGTAAGGACAAGATGCATCTGTTCAATTGACGAATTTTGGGCTTCGTCCATGATGACACAGCAATTTTCAAAAGTAACACCTCTCATATAGGCAACAGGAAGAACCAATATGTGGCCCAAATTTAAATATTTATTTAACTGAGACTTTCCTATTATCTTTTCCATACACATACGGACTGGAGTAAAAAATGGATCAAATTTTTCTTCTAAACTTCCAGGAAGATATCCAAGATTTTCTCCAGCAGAAACGTATGGTCTTGTAATAATAACTTTAGATATTTTAGAATTTACAAGCTCTTTTAGAGCATATCCAACAGCCAAAGTTGTTTTTCCAGTTCCAGGAACACCATATAAAAATGATATTGTATTAGTATCTATAGTTTTAAGTGCATCTGCCTGCTCTTGAGTTTTAGGAGTTATAAAAGAATAGCAACCGCTTCCATTTACAGGAGTATTGCCAGAATTGGACGCGGACTTTTTATTTTTTTTACTCATTATCTTTTTCCCTTCTGAAGTATACCAAAATGCAAATCATTTCTATCTATCTTGAACTGTAAGCCAGAAAAAATATGATTTTTCATGGAGTCTGGGACCGACTTGAATTCTTCAACTATTCTTTCCCAAACACTAGTTTTCATTCTAATTTTTTTACCTTTTAGAACTTTTATTTTAAGATCTATTACATCTCTGCCAAATATTTTTTTTATAAGATCTATTTTGTAGTCTATCTCATTCTGCCATATTAAATCATCCCAGCCCTCTTCAACAAGAGCTTTTTCTAAAGATTTTTTTTCATCTCGAGATAAACTGTCAAAAATCATAACCTTTTGATGATTGCTCAAATTTCTTGTCATATAAAGATATTCGCCGTAATTTTTGAATACCAATTTTTTATTCTCTTTTGTTCTATTAGTCATTTTTTTCCAGAAACTTCTACGGTCTTTTGAAATACTCTAATTTCACAATTATCTAATATTAGCTTGTGCTTTTCGTCAATTGTATCATTAATATATTTTTCGACCATAGCATTTTCTATTGCCAAACCTTTTTTAGAAAGGAAAACAGTCTTTAAGTCAAGAGGCAAGCTGTTTACTATATTGTTTTCACCTCTTACTATCATTTCTATTAAAGAACTTTTTGGTAAAACAAAAAAAGTAACCTTGGGATCCATAATAGCCAATCTTAATTTATTTTTATCAATCATACGTTAGACCCTGTAAATAAATATCTGAAATATCTACTTCGACCACCTGGCAAAGTATACTCAGGAACAACGACCATTCTAGTAAGACCAGTATATGGTCCAAACTTTTTTGCATCCAACATACCCTTAAGGGTTTCTTCGTAATTTTTCTTTAAAGTATCAAAATTACCAAATACACTTTGAGATCTTTCTATAGATCCAAAAATAAGCTGAGGCTCCTGAAACTGTATCGATAACATCATTTCGCGCAAAGCATCAACAACAGCCGAATATATAACTATAGGAATAAATCTAGATGGCATTCTTTCAAGGGAATGATAACAAACAGGCGGATACATATTCATTCTTTGTACGCCATTATTAAGAAAAACCATAAGTTGTGGATCAGAGAACCACCTAAAATTATAATCACAGTTTACAATATCATATTCTGTATTTGGAACATCAAATATTATTTTACCATGAAAAAAATCTATAGAAAATCCATCTTGAATTAATTCTTGATTCCTATAAACTTTTACTCCCTGATACTGATTCCATCTAGGAAAAGCAAATTTATAAGTAGTATAATTATCAACAGGCCTGCCCTCTTCTTTATAAACAGGTATATTCATGGGAGCCCTTAAATGGTATTCTAGGCTAGTCTTTAAATCTGCAACAAAACCAAAGTATGCATTTGATATAGAAGGTGCGTTTGTTACTACTGCAGTCTGATAAACATAAGAAACATTACCGTCACTTAAATAACTCCACTCTATCGAATATTCTCCCTCTTGCTGATCTCTGGCAATTACCCATTCATAAAAATAAAACCCATCACCAGCTTTTGTAGCTGATGCATGAACTATCTCATCATTAGATGAATCAGTTATAGTTATACTTGGACTCTGTATGTCCTCAGCTTCTCCAGTGGGAGAATATGTTTTCAAAAAAATTGCATTGGAAGTTCCTTGTGAAAAATTTCCAACTTTATCTGGTATAGATCTAATTGCCATAATTTATTATTGCACTCCTCTTATAGAAATCCTTTGAGAAATAGATCCTCTTTTAATGGCAACAGATATACCACCAGATAAATCTGGCTTGGGAACAACAGAATAAGACTGTCCAGATTGTCTTGTTGAACCTCTAACTATTTCCTTCCCATTAGCATCCTGAACTATTAAAGAGAAATCACCACTAAGCAAATTTGATATTAAAGAGTTTTCTAATGAAGATATAGAATTTGAATTAAATTTTATAATAGATGAAAAAAATGGCTTTTCATACAATCCGTCTCTAAAAAGAACATTATAATTTTTATTATAATCTATGCCAGTCCAACCAGAAAAAATGTCTAAAGAAATACCGTTTTCTTTGATGGCAAGATTAGAAAATCCAAATTTTGAACTGTCTGATGATGAAAGATTAATAAAAAAGTTTTTTGCATTAAATGTCTTAGATAATAACTCATAGGATTTTTTTGCAAATTCGTCTGAAAAATTTGATGCGACAACAGTTTCTGCTCTTGGATTAAAAGTACTTAATCTGCCAGTGTAATAATTATTTATATTTCTGGAGTCAACAAAGTCTTTTAAAGAAGGGTTCCAAATACCTTCAATAACAGTTTCTAAAGTGTCATTTTCATATGAGACAGATGACGAAGACTCATGAGACATTATATTTATAGCGTATTTCCCCTCAACAAAAGAAAAAGCATTCAAATCTAATTCAAAGTTTTTTATAGATTGATATGAAAAATATTTGTGATAATTAGTTGATGCCGAAACCGGAGAGACAAATATTTTAGAATTGAAATCAAAAACTTTACGAGATTCATTAAAAACTATCCCGTAGTACTTTTTTGAAATATCATTTGCTGTAAAATAAATTTTAAAATTCATGTGATGTATTGAAGCTATTTATAAGAGTACTATATATATTATTTACAGAAAACTTTTTATTTTCATTTTTTAATTTATATATTAAATGAGCTGCAACACCACCACAAATGGCAGAAACTGCACTGGATCCATAAAATTTAAGATATTTATCATTTCTATAAGATGTTATAAATGGCACATTTTTATAGCATATATGATACATGTTTTTTGCAAGGTCGCTGATGCTACTTTTTTCAAACTTATCGCCTACAGAACATTTAAAAACTTCGTCATATGTACTCGGGTATTCATTTCTTTCTATTTTATTGGAAAACCTAGAAGCAAATACACATATATTTGAATTGTAACATTTTTTAATACAATCTTTTAATATATTTGAATCAAAATCTGAGTAGCTTGATATTATAATAATATCAACGTTTTTCGCCAAACTCCAAAGAAGACCAGAAACAAGACTATTTATGTCTCCCTTGTTTTCATCATCAAGTATTTTACCAAAAAAGAAATTACAATTTGGTGCAAGGCCGTACAGGCTAGATGGATTACTAGATGCTATAAGACCAGATACTGCAGTTGAGTGACCGGTATTGTCAAATACATCAGATCTAACATTCAGGAGGTCTATAGAGTATGCGTGAGAAGCATCCTTGATATTGGAAAAATCCTTATGATTAGGCAGGCCAGAATCCAGTATAGCTATATTCAATCCGCTTGGCATACATGATTCTACATTAAATCCAAAATCAAGCGGTTCGTATACTCTTGGTTTGCTAAGATCATCTATGTAAAAACTGTCATTTATTTTTTTTGTTCTTATGGATGGGCTTTTGTATTCCAATTTTATACCCCTATGTACTCTATTGAAGGATCATTTATACAGTAAGTAAAACTGTCTCTAAGAACAATAGTTCTCTTGCCCAGCACAAGACAGACCATGGCATAAAAAGAATCATCAGTGACTATATTTTCGCAAGCATTAACTTCAAAAAATCTCTTACTTAAATCTTTTTTGATTGGTATGTGCCAAAGCCTAGAATCCTCAGAAAAAAAACTACTCTTTATAATCATTCTTACGTCATCATTTCTCACTGCAATGCCGTTTTGAGATATGTTTGATTTTCTCAAAATTGAAGGTCGATTAAGCGAAGACCAACTGTTTTTTAATGGACTATAGCCAAAAACAGAAGCAAAAGAAGAACAAAAAATTTCTATGAGATTTTTTTCTGTGCTTCTTTCAAAAATACAATCGTATAAATCTTTAGACCATTCGCATGGCGACAGCGACTTATTATTTGTAGAAAAAAAGTTAAATACTTTAGACTGCCCTGAAAAACTAATACAATTTTCATAACAAAAATTTACGCAAAGATATTCCTGGTCTTTTATTGAAGGGAAAAAATCTGTTAAAGATATCTTTTTACCAAAAACACTTGAAAGAAAATCTGCTCTATAAGAATCATTTTCAACAACATGGATTTGATAATCAGGATTCAAAACTATATTAGAAATCATAAAATGTCTTGCAAAAAACAAAACATCATTTTCTGTGGGTGAAAGTATGACATTTATCATATATTAATTCTCTTTGCATTTCTTATTAATCTGTCTTCCATTGAATCAGATTCAAATTCGTCATCAGATTCATCAGAAACCGAAACTCCATCTCTCCTTTTAATTTCTTTTTTTGTTTTTGGTTTTTCTTTATGAAAATTTTCTTTTTCTATCAAAATAGACTTTGCAGCATCGTCTGTTATCATTTCAAGTTTACCCATCGATACATACATATTTATTTGATCAGGTATTTTTCCGTAAGTTTTTATTATGGAATCTACGCTTTTAACATCATAAATACCATTAAATCTTATTACAGGATCAACATCTTCTATTATAAGACAAGATTTTCTTGGCATCCTTATCCATTTTAATTCATCATTGCTAACTTTGTTAACCATGGTGTTTATCTTTTGAGAAGATGAAACTAACTCTTCAAATTCAACTCCGCTAAATTTTTTACAAGAATTAACGAAATCTTGTTCTGTCATTTTGAAAAAATTTCCATCATCTATTATAAAAACAAAACCGTTTTCTTTGAATATTTTCATTTTAGTATTGCCTCTTTTAATAGTAAAGAAACACTTTCCATACTATGATTTTTTAATATTTTTTCTTTTACCATTTTTGCCCTATTTACACACTTGTTATAATTATTGTAGTTATATCTCATCGCCAAACCAAAATTACTAATAAAATCATTTGACATTAAATAAGGCATAGATTCAGAATCCCAAAAATAAACTCCAGTTTTTCCTGTAGAGTCAGAAAGTTGTTCAAGCCTATCTATTTCAACTAGAGTTGAATTTTTGTCGTCTAAAAAATCTAATTGACCACCCCACTTGGTTGATATTACTGGCAAACCAACCATAGAGGCCTCTAAATAAGGAAGTCCATATCCCTCGCCTCGAGAAGGCTGAACATAAACGTTACAGGTTTTATAAAGCCTTCTTAGATCAATTTCAGAAAGAGGGTTAGAGTATCTGACTATATGAGGCGTTAGATCTCCTTTTGATTCTGATTTTATAATTTGATCTACTTTATTTTTAATGTCCTTAGGATTATTGCAATTCTTGTCAGACCTGCAAATAAGTATTAAGGATACATCATCTTTTGATGAAAACTCTCTTATATAAGATTTAATCAAAACTTCTGGTGCTTTTCTGTAGTTCCAATTAAAAACACTTATAAATACAAACGGCTTTAACTGGCTTTTCATGGTAAATGGAATAATATTTTCATAATCAGAAATATTTATAGCACCTGGTATAATTTCTATATTTCTGGATATGCCACTAGAAAGCATTGCATTTTTACAAAAATTACTGGTAGTCCATATGTGATCGTATGAATTAATTATTTTTACAATATCTTTATTTACAGTTGAAGTTTCTATTGTTGTGTAAAGAATTCTTTTATTAAATTTACCATGACTTGCATAGGTATTACTAGGGACTATGCTGTCTATTTTACAGTCAGCACGTGAAGAAACATTAATTCCATTAAACCATTCTAAATCAGATCCAGATAAATTTTTATTACCACCATCTATTGGATCTATTGCTACATTAAATGTATTTTTTATACAAGAAACGGCCATCCTGTTGACTTTTGCATAACCACTATAATCATAGAATTGACCCCTTATTGATACATCAAATTTATCAGTAACAGAATTAAAAGAAGGACTGTTTTTTTGACCAATTACCTTTGTATTACTTATTAAGTTTTTAATCTCTTCTTTATCAAATTCTTCTGGTACTATTTCAATTTTTTTTAATTTATGAAGATCTAATAAATTTTTATGTTTAAAAAGTAAAAAATCAGGGCATTTATTTTGCCCTGGTTTAAGTGTAAAATTGGACTCGACTAATGCAAGGTCCATGTCCAGTAGATTTTTTATAATCATACTGAATTATCGACTTTATATATACTATTTGTTAGATTTGGACTTTTTAACTTTTTTAACACATCTCTCGTACTTTTTCTTGTCTTCTCTTCCAACAGAATTAGTACACACAGCCCACGGATTGACTTTATATTCTTTATACTTTTTAGAAAAAACGTATTTCATTAATATTCTCTTCATGTTAAAATACTTTTATAAAAGGTTTTCTCCTCTGATAACAGTATTAATATCATACCAATAAATTTGAGGTAATTATGGAAAACTTATTTAATTTATTTCACGAAAAAGATGCTCGAACCCAATTAGGTCCTGCGGCACCTGCTCCAGCTCCGGTAGCTCCACCAAAAACAGAACCAGGTACAGAACCAGGTACAGAACCAGGTACAAAACCAGATGAGTGGCCAACTCCAGACACACCAACAATACCAGAAACTATACCAGGGCCAAAAAACTCAAGAAACCTAGAAATAAAAACATCTGGTTATAATAACTCAAATTTATTTAAGTTAGCTTGGCATGATAAAACACACGCTGGTATAAGAGATCATTATGAAGAAATAAATGCAGATCCAACAAGCACTGTTTCAACACATCCCATATTTTCATCAAAGGCTTGGGGAGAAACATTGCTGCACCCCGCAAGCCATAGGGCAATAGCTGAGGCTGAAAAAGCAGAAGCGGGAACATCAATGCAAGAAATGGCAAATATTGCTTACCAGATAATAAACATGGAAGGCCAATATAGACCTCAATTAGAAAAAGCAGCGATTAACTGCGTGTGCTCTCATTTAGATTGCGATAGATATTCAAATATGATAGAATGGGATGCGAAAATAGTTTTACCTGGACAAATTGAAGTCAACAGAGTAAAAAACCCAAACATGAAAATGCCTCAAAAAGATGAAAAACCAGAAATAAACCTGGAAGAAATGTTCGGAGATGAAAATAATGAAGAAAAAGACACCACTTCTGGAGTTCATAGAAGGATAACACTAAATGCATTAAATCAAGGTGCATCTATGAATTTATATAAAAATTGCTGGGAATGGACGGAAGATATGATAAGAAATTTACCGGCTCCATTATTAATTCTTTATAAAAAAATGGGAGCTGGGAATCATGCAGTTTATTTTACTGAAAATTGGGCAAATATTATAAAATCAGGTGCCGCTGCTAGCGGTGCGGTTGGGTCAAGTGAAGTAAAAAGACCAGAAGGGCAAAAAAAGGGAAAATATATAATAAAAGCAAGAGCAGTTTGTTTTCCAATGCTTGTCTACGAGTGCGCAAGAGGTCTTCTTGAGTTTATATCGTTAACTCAACTTTCACAATATGATGACAAACAAAATGTAAAAATACATTCTGCTACTGATGACCACGCTCATGAACTTCTATCATGGCATGCTGGACCAGAAATGCACAAAAGAGTGGAAGAGTTCGTTAAATGGACAAATAATGAAAATCTTTCATTTACAAGAGTTTTTAATTATCTTTCTCAGAGTACAAATGATGATAAAGTCCATGAATTTATTAGTCTCGTGTTAGAAAGAAACTTTGAAAAAGCCAAAAAAGTTCTTCTAGAAATAGCACACAACAAGTAATGTAAGCTTATAAAAAATAAAAATCGCCATAGAAATATGGCTTTTTTTATTTAAATAAAAAGAATCCGGCCCTCTTTCGAGGACCGGATCCATTTTTTGACACCTGATATCAGGAGATATTAGGTGGTTCCACCAACTTGGATGAGAGAGAGAGCGTAATCATTCATTACAACGATTCCGACTTCCTCATAGATGACCCAGCCGAGGCGTAGCTTCTTTGGATCGTCTGCGGGAAGGACAGTAATGTCCTGACGAATTGGGAAGGCACCAACGGTGTCTGGGCTAGAAGTGACTATGACCTTGACAGAGTTCAACTGACTACTAACGTGTATGTCAGCTGTCCAAAGGTGGCCATACAGACCAGTTGTAAGGATTTCACGAGTTGTTGCCTCATCGTAGAAATCTTTTCCAAAGGTTCTGATTGTAGCATACTGCTTGGGATGGCAGACAACCTTGCTTGCAACAAGATCATGCTCCTCCACGAATCTGTAGGCAGTATTGAGGGCAGTCGTGGTGAGATCAGCGGTTGTTTCAACAACCTGATCGCCACGATTCTCTGCAGCAAAGATAAGAGCTGCAAAGATGTTCTTGTCCTCTTCCTTCTGAATAGCCTCTTTGGCCTTGATCTGAGCGCGGTCTACAATGTAGAAACGACGAGCCTTGATTTCAGAGAGACGAATCGTTGGGTGAGCAGCGATTTCGAAGGTTGGGACGAGCACTTCTTCACCCTCTTGGATTTGATCAGGAACTGCTCCCTGACGAGCTACTACTGTTGCTATAGAAGCAACATCGCGCTCGTAGCGGGGCAATGCACCCTGGGGAAGCTCATCAACCATGAGGAGCTTACGACCAATGGCCTGATATTCAAGAGAACGACGAATTGGCTCAACCATTGCCTGAGCAAGAGCCACGCGGCCCTCCTCAGTGGAGAGTGCTTGAGCAATCACTGCTTCCTTTTCATTGTGAGTTAAACCATCTTTGTTATAAGACATATTTAATGTTCCTTTCCTATTATTGTTAATATTCTTGCTAATTCAAATAATATTAACAATTACTGAACGTTCATTGCAAAATGTATGAAAGATCCCAACGAGGTACTTCCATCTACAACAGTGCTGTCCACGCGTGAATCTGGATCGTCAAAACCACCAGGAACGCCGCTTGGATATGGAGCAGGAGCTGCAAGCAAACGACCGATCTGGTTTCCACTACTTGTCGCAGTTATGAGACCAGAAGCGTTTACGTACAGAGCACCACCAACTTGCCAAGAACCAGTGGCAAGTGTTGTGTCCCATTGGTCGGTGAAGAACTCACCTACGCCGTGATACACAGTTACCCTGCCAGAAGCAGTTGTTTCATTGAACATGTCACTAACACGATTCTGAGTGGCGACAACTGTTCCTGTGCCGCTAACAACAACGCTAGCGCCATAGGGCTTGTTAGGACCAGTTGAAGACTTACTGTCTCCAGCTATTCCTATGCATACGTTCGCTCCAGTTGCCTTTCTTTTTACTGCAGGAACATTGTCTCCTGGAACGAGCTCTACGCCCATTCCTTCCTTAATTGTAGCAGAGTTGCTATCAACTAAAAAGTTACTGGCAATGGTGTGATATACTTCAATTAAAGCCATGATTTAATTCCTTTCAAATTAAATTATTTAAACGTTTTCCTAATCTGAACATTATCTGTCTCCTCTGCAGCATCTACCTGATGTTGCAGACTGAATAGAGAAGATATTTTTGAACGGAGATCCGTATAACCGTTCCTGTTGCTACTTGTCTCACCGATAACCAGAGGACGCTCTACGCCCTTGGAAGCCGTCACAAGTCCCTTTTGAGCCACGCTAGCCTGCCTAAACATTGCTTTTTCAATGTCTCTGATCTGAGATACTTCATATCTCTCAAGTTCAGCAATCTTACTTGGAAGATCATTGGAAGAGATTATTTTACTCTCTACCATTTTACCTGCAAGCTTAATTGCGGCATCTTTGCTTGACTCGTTGGACTCTTTACTGCTAGAAGCAGTTGCAGTCTTCGGTTTATTACTCTTCTTAGTCGATGAGCCAGCCCCAAGCTGACCACCGGTTATTTGTTCTTGTTTTTCTGGAGTTAATCCCATTTCCTTTTCGTGACCCATAGAACCTTCACCAGCTGGAATTGATGGGGTTTCTGCATTGAAACCTTCGCCATGCTCACTTGAGAGAGGCTTGCCACCATTTTCAACTGGATCAAATCCATCTACGGTCAATGAGTCCTTGCCCTTTACTGGCTGTATAGATGGATCTTCCTGTACTATATTTACAGAAAGAGACATCTCCTTGGCAAGCTTAGCAAGACTTTCTTCAAAAGCACTTCTTGTCATCTGGTACTTGCCAGTTGAAGAAGAACCACTTCCGTTTTGACCGCCAGTCATCATATTACCCTTTTCAGGCTTATATTCAGACTCGCCCTCCAAGGCTGGACCATTAACAGGAACTTCAGGGTAAGCAGTATCGTCAAAGCCATCACCATGCTCTGACTTTAGAGCCTTGCCATGACCACCAGGAACTTTGGGACCCTTTGCATCAAAGCCTTCTCCATGCTCAGATTTAAGAGCCTTACCAGAAGAAATAGTTCCTATTTCAGATTGATCCTGAGCGTTAGAAAGTTGAACCTTCTTATCGCCAGCAGATTTGCTCAATGCCTGAGCAAGCTTGGAAACATCAAGGTTAATCTTGTTTACGCCCACAATGCGACCTCTCTTAAGAGATTCGCCAAGTGACTCTGACTCTTTCATTGCATATTCTCCCTCTTCCTTGACCATACTTTCTGGAGCATGCTTTAACATAGCAGCATCCTTGTCTTCTGACATCATTTCTTCATTATTTGCATTTGCATCAGGGATTTCATCCATTATAGAATCATCTTCTTCTGAGTCCATAGAGTCTTCAACATGCTCAGATTCTTCTGAAGTATTTTCAGAAACATCTTCTGTTTTTGATCCATCGTCAGAACCATCTGTTAGAGGAGCTAATGCATCAAGAACTTCCTTAAGGCTCTTCTCTAGATTTTCAAGTGAGGCGTCTGACATATGAATGTCAAGATCAACAGAACCAGAATTCTGTTCGTCAGAAGATGACATATCAGAATCCATTGAAGATCCCATTTCTGAGCTAAAAGGGTCTGATTCTGCTACAGCATCTTCGGCAACCATCATGTCTCCGGTAGCGACTCTTGTAAGTTCCTCAGCAAGTAACTCCTCTTCAGATATATACTTGTTTCTAAGTTGCTCACAAGAAGCAGAAGCTTGCTTTATTGTCATTCCCTCTCTTACAAAATCTTCTATACATTCAGAACCAGCTTCTTTTTCAACCCATATAGAAGCAATCTTATTCGCAAGACCTGTTGAATACATTTTTTCATTAGCAAGACTAGAGCAAACGCAATCAGCAAGATTCTTACCCTCACATGGTCCACTCATAGATACTGCATCCTCGCCAAATCTTCTTGCAAGTTTTTCAAGGCATGTTTCCATTGGGAATTTATTTCCTGTGGAGAAAGCTGCCTTGAATAGACCAAGAACATTCTTTGAGTCTTCTGAATTGAATGCTACTTTTGTTTCATTCAAAAGTCCCTTTTCCTTCATTGCAAGTATAACAGAAGATTTGTCATTAAGATTCATGGAATCAAATGTGCTTTCACTAATACCCATTTTTCCAAGATTATTGACAAAGTTTGCCTTTTTCCTAGAGCAAGAAGAGCATTCAACGCGCTTAAATTCAGGTATCCATTCCCACTGAGCCCAAACAGATTTGGGATCTTTTGAATCGGCAGCAACACGGACTATGTATTCTTGACCACTGTCAAGGCACTTCCACGTACTTCCACCAACCTTCATGGTATTATTACTACCAGTAACTGGACTTATTGAACCAAATGGAGTCTTTTTAGCTATTTTGTTGAGAGTGTCAACCTTAAGCTTTGCAGTAGCTGCCATTGGAGGCATTGCAGGAGCTGGACCAGCAGGACCTTCTCCTCCAAGACCCTTTTCAACGTCAGAAGAAGAATTTGGCTTAGTATCGCTATCATCAATGTCCCCATCCATTATCTTGTCAAGCAAAGATGCATCTGGAACAACCTTAATTGTATAGTTGGCTCCGCATCCTGGACCTTTGCAGTTAGCCTTACCACCACCAACATCAACATCATTGTTTCCACAAATTACGCAAACAGCTGCAGCAGGCATGGGGTACCCTGCACCAGGCTTGGCTTTTTCTTCTTCGTCATCAGACTTTTTATCATCCATGCCCATGTCTAAACCGGAAAGTGGATCTGCAGCACCACCAGCAGGAGAACCAGCTGTTAAGGATTCAATTGGAGGTGCGCCAGCAGGAGCACCAGCACCAGGAATTTGCATTCCAGCACCCATACCAGCTGGATTTAGAGCCGTTGGCATCTGACCACCAGCAAGCTGAGCCTGCTTTTCAAGCCTATCAAGCTCATCAAGTATACGAGCTCTTCTTGAGTTTGAGTTATCAGAAGAAGCAGTTCTTACCATGTCAGAATCTTCAGACTCTGATGATTCTTCATTTAAGGAAGAAGCGACCTTATTCCAAGCTTCAAGCTCGGAATCATCAAGCATTGATGCCTGCTTGGCAGTGCATTCAACAAGACCGTTCTCCTCATCTATATCAACATTTACTGGTATTATGTCTATATCTCCAAATCTGTCAGATACTGAATCTTGAGCAAAAGCAAATACGGCTTTCAAGAAATTCTTATTGTCAGATGGATCTATTCCAATATCATCCTTGATTGTGCAGCAAACCTTAAACATTCCATCTTCTGGAAGCTCATTTTCTGCAAATGCCTTTCTAAAGATATCTTCTTTGGAAGATATTTCATCTTCACTGTTAATGCTAGCAACTCTTTCTTCGGCCTTGTCGTTTGCAACCTTCCAAGCACTACTGTCATTTACTATGAAACTAACAGCATCTATAAAATCTTCTGCCCTGTGAGAACCGATATTGTCAGACATGGCACCTATGAAAGAATCAACAGGATCCATATCTGATGAGCTGGCCTTCTTAAAGAATCTATTTTTGGCATTTACATCCTGTCTCATATCAACTGTCCATGGAGCAGAATTTACAAGAGTCATATAAGAAGCTTTGAGGTGATTGTGTGGATTGCTTTTTACAAAAGCAACAACTCTCTTAAGTTGTTCTCCAGAAAGACCATAAGTTACGATTGAATCAACAACAGCTTCGGATGCAGACTTAAGCATTTCATTTACAGAAGATGCAGTTTTCTTGGAAGAGCCTCTTAATTGAGATTCGGTGACAACAGTTGGCTCTTTCCAGCTATGAGAGTCTCTTAAGGAATCAAGTTGACCTGTTTGGACGTAACTAGTCCAATCAGAAGGCATTTTTGCAAAGACTTCTCTAGACATTTCTGTCCATTGACCCTCGGTAATAACGGTTGGAAAATCTCCCCAACGAGCAAGGAAACCATTCTTGTTGTTAGCAAGCTGTAGCTCGGTAATTTCAGAATATGTTCCTTTTCTAACCTGTGGAGAATCACTGGAAACATCTTTGGACTTAGGAGACTTTGCTCCAAGCTGCTCAGAACTTTCGGTAATGGCAGTGTAATGCTCTCCCTCTTTCCATCTTGGATGGAGCTTTAGGTCAGAGCCATTAAGCTGATTTTCGGTAATAGTATCTTTTGACTGAGCTATTTTTATATTTTCATTGTTTTCCATGGATTCCTTAATCTCCTGTTTGTTACCTATCATCGATTCAATAATCAATTCTGCTGCCTTAGCAGAATTGCCCCTTATGAGATCCTGCATTTCAGAATCAAATAAGTCTATATCAGACAACTTCATAATTTTTCCGTCTCTGCATTCAGCAATTTTTATTTCACCATCGCCATCAGCAGAAATAATAACAGATAGATTATCTCTGTCTATTTGGACGATTTTGTTATTTAAGATTTGATCTGACATATTTGTTATTTGATTTTTTATTAGATTCCCATTAGAATAAACAGACTGTAGACTGTTAATTAAATTTTCTGATATTTTTGTAAATTCCTCCCTTGAATTAGCACCTTTTGGAGAAATATTTGGTTTTACAACCCTTCCAACATCATCTCCATATGATGTTTCCATAGGAGATACAGTATTAGGAGCAGGCTGAGGAGATGGTTTTGGCTGAATTGCCTGCTGAATTGCAGGCTGAGGAAATGTTTGCATTGCAGCGGGAGATGGAGAAAGTTGCCCTATTCTTTCTTTATTTATTGGAGATGCAGCAGAACTAGTGCCAACGCTTGCATCATGAACACTTGGACTTGGCAATTTGGCATAACCCATTTCTATAAGTTCGTCTGATATTTTTTGAACATCGGCCAATGTTTTAACAATATCACTAACATATTCTAGGCTAACTCTTTCTTTTTGGGCCATAAGTGAACGAGCAACTCTCTCCATTAAATTCATAGCCTGATTTAACTCGTTTATTTCCGAAACTCCAGCAACCTTTCTTAAAGAACACATCCCATTTTCGCAAATATGACTCTGCTCGTTTACAGGAACGCTAGATGCTAGTTTTGTTATAGATTCAGAAAGTTCTGCAACCTTTTTATTAATGCCGTCTGAATTTAGGATTTCAGCCACAAGACAATCATGACATGCAGGATTTACAACAAAACTGTCTTCTATAAACTTAACACCATAGTTGTGCTCATATATAGTTTGGTCTTTATGCTTTATCTTTTTCTTTTCACCTTTTTTCCCGCCACATAATGGACACACGTCATAATTGCCATTTTTATGATATTCGCATTCACATTCACCAGAAAACTTCTTTTTCTTTCTCTCTTTTATATGAGAACAAAAATCTTTAGCGGTAGAAGCCTGATTGTGACAAACACTACAAATAGAATGCTGAACACTGCAGCCCATTGAAGTACCTGTTATAACACCAGTTTCTATGCCACGAGCAAGTCTTGGATAGGCAATTTTATCAACCATGTTTATGGTGTAAATACCGCCTTTTGACTCATCGTACCATGCGTGAACAACTTTGCCTCTTGCTTTTTCTATATCATCATTTTGATGATTTACGAAAACAGGAACACCAATAAATGTTTTTGCGGCTTTTTGAAGCTCTTCTTTTGAAAAGAAATCTCCGTTGTCATTCATCTCATTTTCTTTTATTGCAAAAACTTTTACAAAAAGATGTTCTGGATTTTTATTTATTGCTTCTTTGAGATCAAAATCCTCAAAAGATCCATTTTTGTTTTCTTCATTTAGTGCTGCAGACTTTATTATTGAATTTAAATTAAACTCTTCCCAATGCTGAGGCACATTGAGGACTCCAATTTGAGAAGGATTAAAATTAATTGATCTTTTGCTGAGGCACATTGAGGACTCCAATTTAAGAAGGATTAAAATTAATTGATCTTTTTTCCATTCGTTACGCCTTTACAGTTCTTGGAATTTCCACATTTTGAAGATGAAGAATAGTATAATTAAATTGATTTTTTGGAAACGGTACATTATATTTTTTATTTAGATAAGTCAATGCTGAAACAATATTTTGAAAATATTTTCCGTAGGGACTATAAACTTTTGTGATACTTCTTTTGTATATTGGCGGAAGTTTTTTAATCCCAGCAAAATACATCTTATCAAGATTCTTAGTTCTTGCTGGAGAACAAACAACATAATAATCACTATTTGTTGTGTAGTCGTGACCCTCCCATCTGTAATAGGAGCCATTGCCCAATTCAGATTCATATCTATTTTTTAATGGCTGTGTTCTTTCAGAATACATCTCTTTCCATGAAATGTTTCTGTCCTTAATTCTTTTAGCCGCTATTTTGATCATATTCAAAAGAATTCTTAATTATTACTATATCATCCTTCATATCATTGGATGATATCTTAATAATAATTTCATTTTCATCTGAATTAGACCTTTTTTTCATTTTCTCATTAATAATATCTTGTATATTATTTCTAATGATAGTTTCGCAAACATCTGCCCTATTATTAAGTGCGTCCTCTCTTAATCTAATTACTCTCCACCCCATAGATGCGAGTCTATAGTCTCTTTCCTTATCTCTTTGTATACTTTCTGGATCAGAATGCCAAAAATCACCATCAGCCTCTAGGTTTAAACCAAGGTCAGGAATAGCAAAATCTAAAAGATAGGGATTCGTTTGGCCTGGTATTGCCTGTTTGTATTGAGCAAATACTCTATAGGGCAATTTTAAAGAAGAAATTATATTATATAATTTTTGTTCAGGTTTTGTCAAATATATTGGAGCAAGCTTTTGATCCTTCTGGTCTTTTATGTTTTCCTTTTTAGGTTGTTTACCTTTTTTATAAACTCTAAAATCTGGATTAATACCCTGTTGCTGCTGAGCTTCTTTTATCAAATTTAAAGATTCTTCTTGAGAAGCAACTGCACCTCCTACGGGAGCACCTCCTACGGGAGCACCTCCTACGGGAGCACCTCCTGCGGGAGCACCTCCTGCGGGAGCACCTCCCATCGGAGCGCCACCTCCCATGTCCAATCCACCAAGACCCATATCTCCTGGCATTCCTCCAGGTGCGCCTCCACCACCTAAACCAAGATCAAGGCCACCGCCGCCCATACCAAGATCTAATCCACCACCACCGCCACCAGCCCCTTGCTGAACAAGACCTCCCTTACCACTGACTATTTGTTCTTCTCTTATTCTATTAATCTCTTGATCGTAATCTATATTAAATTCTTGTAGTAGTTTTTGTGTTGATATTATACCCTTGTCGTGAAGCTGCGAAAGACTCTGCAAATACTGACTATTGTCTCTGAGCTTGAGATCGTTCCACTTTACCTTGGGATAAAGATAAACTGTTTCGTTAATCATTTCAGACTTAGAAACATCAACAAAACCCTGCATCTGTGCTATAGGAAGAAATATATTTTTCTCACACCATTCAGCAAGCTCTTGACGCCAAGTTTCAAGTCTACGTATCATGGTTTCTGCGCCTATGGCAACGCTACTGTACCCGGCAAGCTCACCATTAAGAAGACCCTGATTCAACATCAGTCCATCAAGCATTTCTTTACCAACGTACTCAAGCTGAGAAGCAATATCGTGAATCTTTCCAGTAGCACCTTCGTGTATTAATTCAAAAGCATGATGAGTAACTATTGTCAAGTTTGGGTCATTTGCAACAGAGGCAAGTTGACTCTGAACATCAGCTATGTCGTATTCGCTAGCTGGACGATTATCATTTCCAACTTTTGCTATTCTTATTGGAAGAATGTGCCTTTCAGCCATTATCCAATTAGCTGTCATCAGCTTGGTTTTATATGCTATTACCATAAACAGTCTTCTTAGAAGACTCTCTCCATAGACTCCGTAAGGAGAGCCTTTGTGTCTCAAATGAGACACACATCTTGATGAAAGAGGTATGGCAGCGCCAGAAGATATCATGTCTTTTACGTTTTGAGGTATATTCTCATATACTTCTTTGGGCTTTTTGTGTTGAACAACTTTCTTTAAATCATCATCAGGAATAAGAGCAATTGTTGGTTTTTCTGCAAGCTGAGAATTATTTACTTCTATGAAATCAGGATTTAAAATAAGAATTCTCTTGAATGTACCATCAGGATGGTTGCACTGACGGCCATCCGGTAAAACGCCATGACCACCGCAATGAGGACAGTCAACTTCAGTAAAAACAAACACATCTCCAAGTAAAAAATATTCGTGAGATATTTTTCTAAACCAATAACTCAAATTTATTTTATCTATTAAATGCTCATAGAATGCAAGTACTTTTTTGTCCTTGCATTCCAAAGTAAAACCATTCATTGGGAAGCCTGCGTAAAAGTCTATTCCTGCCGCAGCTTTTGGTTCATTTTCATAATAGAACCTAGACCACTGGTAGACTTCTTTTCTCTTGCTTGCAATTTGCCAACTTTGAGGCGTGTGAAGCGGAGAAAAGAACATGGGCTGAGTAAATATGGTAGATGCACTACCGCCCATATACTGAGCAGCTTTTGTTAGAGGCATATTTACAACGGCAGAATTAATCATTTTCTGGTCCTTAAGCGAATCACTACTAATTTGTTGTTCTGTTTTCTTTGCCATTTATTTTTACTGTTTTTTCTTACCTATCGCAAATACAAATTGAGAAGGAACGCCTCTTAAAGAGGCTCCACAATTAACACACTTGTTGTTATTTTTCGACGTATCTGCAGAATTATCACTGTTGCAAATAGGACAAACTCTTTTTAAGTTTTTGTAAGTATTGTTCGATTTTGATCTGCCCTTATAAGAATCATAACCAGAAAGATCCAACTGGGCAGACTTAGTTATATCTTTTTTTTTAAATTCAAATCAACACTGGACAAACTAAAAGGATCTGATAACTTATCTTTGTTTCCTCTTGCAACTTCCATACGAGCTTCTGTTAATCCAAGCTCTGGAACATAAGGCCTGTTGCGAACACCAGGAGGAAGTTGCATATTATTTATTGGATCAATGTTTCTATTAATTTCAAATCTTTTATTTAAATAACCACCAACATAATTGCCATTTTCATCCCTATATGGCTGCGTATATTTATCCATAACATTTTGACGCCATATGGCTTCATAATCCAAGTCCTTAATGTCATCTAAAACAAGTCCAAAACCTTTATTCTGCTCAACCCTATGAAGACCAGACTGTATGTCATTAGTAAAAGGACTTACACTAACTGATTCTGGACCAAAGTAATAAATATTCTCCATTCCTTTGTGTTGAGCTTCTTTCTTCATAGAAGAATTATTACTTGTGTCGCAATTGCCAACAAGATTATCGCAAATATAATCACTTATAATAGAAATAGATTCTCTTGATCTCTTTATCATATCGTTTATAATTTCATTTGATTGTTTTTGTGTCATGATTGGCTCAATCTCCGGTCCTATAGAACTTGAATATATAGAAAATATGTCATTTACAAGATCAACCGCATCTTCGCTTTCTATTTCTGAGCTAAAAAACCTTTTAAGCCCGTCCTCAACCTGGGAAGCCCCAGAAGAGTCTCCAAGAAAGGGGGCAAGAATCCCATTCCAAGATTCGTCAAAGGCAGCAGCTGAATCGTTATTATTTTTTTCAAAAATATCTTTGAGAAAATTATAAAACTCTAAGTGGTTATTAAAATTTAGATTTTTTGAATCAGAACCTTCAGATTCAAGCATATTTTGTCCGTCAAAATCACCTGCATCAAAAACAGGAAGAGATGATTCAGATTTTTGTTCAACAGGGGCTGTGCTACTTTCTGCGTTTTCAAAAACCGGACTAGATAAATTCTGCGTTGAAAGCTGAGAAAATTTAGCCAGACTAAAAAAATTAGATGGCTTATGCATTTTTTTCCTTACCCTTCAATGAATCAAACACCTTATCTAGAATTTCAGATGTTTTAACTGGAGTCATTTTTGATTGATTTTTTTCTCTTGGAGCTTTAGATATCTTCTCCCTATCTTTTACACCGTCAAATGGATTATCATCAAAAATAGATACTGAATTTTTAGGAGAAGAAGTTTTGCCAGACTCTGAACTTGAACACTTAGACACGCTATTTATTTTTGGTATTAGAGTATCGTCTGTTGTTTTAACTCTGTATTCTCTATCTAAAGAACTCAATTTATTTTTAAGCTCTTGCTTTTCCTGTGTTCTTTCTTGCTTTGTTTTATCTGAAACTTTTTTATTGAACAAATCAGAACCAGCAAGTTTTGAAGAATTTAAAAGAGCAGAACCCGAACCCTCAGAAGCTGGCATCTGTTTACCAGAAACTGTTTTTGCATTTGGCAAAAGACTATTTTCAAGAACTTCACTTTTTTTGTTAAAAAAATTAGACCACAAACCTTCGCTAGGACTTACTGTTTTGTCTGTATCGTTTTTTTCAGAAGAACCAAAGATAGAACTTGAAAAATTATCTTTGTTTTTAAATATTCTCATTCAATGCCTCGTAGTTTTCTATAAAGATATTCACGTCTAGAATTTATAAGATCAGCAAAAATTTCATCATTATTGCTGCTTGCTTTTTTATTAACAGAAGGAAGATTGTCGAAGCTAGAACCAGATGTTACCGGATCCTGTTGCTTTACAGTTTTAAATGAAACTTTATAGTTACCATCAATTAATTCTGCTGCAAAAGCAAGATCAGGATGACTTTTTTTAATTTTTTGAATGAATTTTTTTAAGTCTTCCTTTGAAAACTCATTCTCTCCAGAAAAAGTTGGTATCAAGAAAAATCCAGAATCTTCACCTGTAGAAAAATCTGTTTTTTCTGAATACCAACCAGACTTAGAATTAAGGAGTCTTTCTGGAACACCAAATGTTTCAATCAGTTCTTGCTTAACAAGATCTTTTAGATTTTTTAGTGGTGGCATAGTTTCTGGTGGGGGTGGGTCTGTTTTTGGTGGATCTACTGGTGAAGCCTGCTTAGAAACGTCAGCGGGACCAGAAAAAATCTGATCCAGCTGAGCGTTTCTGAATATTTGTGACTGCATTTTATGCAGTCTACCTGATGGAAAAAATTTCATATCAATTTTCTGTGTCTAACACAGCATCAATAAATTCCTTTGGCCAAATATTGGACCAATATTTTCTAAATACGCCTTTTTGCTTGTCTGTTAAGTTGGCAATTTTGACAAACTGAACGGAAGAGGCCTCTTTTGACTCTGCATAGTTTGTGCCGCATCCGCATTTATCACCTTCAATTGCTTGTTTCATGTCAGATGCGGCTTCCTTATCCCATCCCATTTCTTTTTCAAAAGCCTCAAGAGATGCTACGTAAGATGAGCCTTCGCTGTCTGAGTCCTCTTCATCTTCGCTTTCATCCTCATCCTCATCCTCATCCTCATCCTCATCCTCATCCTCATCCTCATCAGTTTCTTCACCATCATCAGTTTCTTCATCTTCGCCTTCATCCTCATCACCATCCTCATCACCATCCTCATCCATTTCATCCATTTCATCATCAGATGACTTCAAACAATCTTCTTCTTCAGCAACTTTTGTAGCAAGAACTTTTTCATCAATATCCAAAGTTACCGTACCGTCTTCGTTAGGAGTTATAGAAGAGATCTTAACGGAATCAACAGAACCTGCTTTCTTTTTGCCTTTTTTGCCTTTACCTTTAACCTTCTTTTTCTTATTTGACTTGGCTATGGCCTTGGCAAGATTTTCTGGAAGTTTTTCTTGAGCCGGAGTTAATTGAGCCTTTTCTCCTTCGGACAATTCAGCGTCCTTAGATGCCTTCTTCTTCATGCCCTTATTAGAAACTTCATTTATGATGTCTGCAAAACTCTTTTTTGGCCCATTAACAACGATACGATTTGTAAAAAATTCCATAGTGATGATCTCCTTTATTTATTAATAATCATAATTTTATATTTTACCTTCACCAAATACTTCAGAAATTACAAAATTAAATTCTTTTTCTGCCTCAATATCCAATTGATCAGCTATTTTGTTAATTTCATTAACCAAGTCTGAATTACCAGAACTGGCAAGTTTTGATGCACAATCTCTAATTATTTTAGAATTTCTTGATATCTCATGAGAGATACTAAAATTTTGCTCCAGTATACTTTTCCAAGCAGATTCTCCGATATCCATACCTGAAGCAACCTTGTTCCTTATTTCATTTTTAAGATTGTCGTTTGCGTCAGAACTAGCGTATTTATCAAATTCATTTCCTTCAGAAGAATACAGACTGGTTATCCATTCTTTGTGACATTCCGACCAAACTTCCTGATCTTTTAAATCAGGCTTGGCATGTTTCTTCATTCTTATACAATTTGAAAAACATCTACCATTTCTTACAGCAGTACCCTGAAAACCAGCATATTGCGCTGTTTTAACCATGTGTAAATTTTCTGAAGCTTCAAGTAAAATACCTGAAATATCCCTATTGCTAGATATTTCTGCCATTTTTGATGCAAATATTAAGTTTCTTATAAGATCGTTCATATTAAGTAAATATAAATTTTTTCTGGTATTTCCTTCCAATAAAGGAATATTGATTTACATTCATAGCAATATAACTTCTTGGCTGATTAACATTTCTATCAAAAGTTACCAATACTTGTCTGCCGCTTTTTCTAGACTTAAAAAGACCATGCGGCTCAACATCCCTGACTATCCTGTTGCCATTTAAAGTTTTATAAAATATTCTTATAACTTCTCCATTTGAATAAGACCATCTTAATGCTTCAAAAAATGATGAAAATTTAGGATATTTTTTTAATTTATTTGTATCATTCTCTTCTATTATTTTTTCGGTTGTCTGCCTCTGAACATCTGGTTTTGTTGAATTCTCATTATCAACAAGTAATTTTGAGTCTGGCGTGTCATCAAAATCTTCTTCAGGTATGTTGCTGGTCTCTACATCCGGTTTGTTGTTTTTTTCTTCTACTAATTTTGAAATTTCTTCTTTTTTATTTTCTTCAACTTTTTTTCCAGTTTCATCTTTTTTGTTTTCAGATTGAGCAGTTTTTTCAAAGTCTAAATCCATAAAAGAAGAAGGACCATCTTTCCATAATTTTAATTTTGTGCCATTTTTTATACCATATTTATCAAGAAAACCAAGATTTGTCTCAAGAGCAAACTTGCAAGGACAATCAGATGATATGGAATTTAAATCATGTGGTTTTATAGATGATATAGATTTAACAACAAAATTTTCATCTAGAAAACATATATCAAGTGGGACAAATGTATTCATACCCCAAAATTTTAAAACCTGAGGTTCATCAAAAGAAAATAACATACCATAGTTATCAGGTATGCTTTTTCTGAACATAAGACCATTCTGCCTCTTAAAATTAGAATCTGCAATTTCAACTAATATTGGAATTTTATTCTTCAATAACTTCATACTTAGTTTTATTATTATAAAGTAATGAGCAAATAGCCTCTAAATCATCTTTATTACTATAAATTTTAATAGAGTAAGAGTATAAATTATTATCCTCTATTTCTACATCAAAACTTTTTTTAATTCTTTTAACTATACCTAATAAGTCTGTGTTTTTATTATTAATTTTTCTTACCACAATCATATTCTTCTTATCGATCTAGAAGAATAATTTTTGGGATTATCTTTTAAAGTACAGTCATCATTATTAAGTATAAAATACTCAAGAATTTTTCTTCCAGACTCTGTTATTTTAATTTCATTGTTAAATGATAATGAAATAAGACCCATTCTTTGTAAATTTTTTATGTTTTCAAAAGCAACACTCATTGGCTTACTGAAAGAATTTGAAGAAGTCTTCACAGGAGACTCAACTATTTTTAATAAATCCGACGCAAGACTCATTTTTATGAAATCGTCTTGAATTGAACGAGAAAATAAACTTTGAAGCTGAGAGTGCTTATTCATGGTTGACTCCAAAGAACACTTCTATAGGGATATGGAGATTCCTCTGCAGCATCTTCAAACAAAAATGGCTCTAAAGCAAGATCTCTGTAGTAAAAACCTTCTTTAAAGCCATCTGTTGAATCATAGTCTTCAAGACCCATAAGATATCTTCTTTGATGCTGTTTGTCGTCTTGCCTTCCCATTGTTTCCTCATCAACATCTTTCCACTCAAAAACTCTTTCTTGCATAGGTAGATCAAGATGACTCCAAGGACCCTCTACACCCTGATTATAACTATAACTTACCTTTTTAATATCCTTAGAAAGATTAGATACGAGACGATTTATAATAAATAAATTCAACATAGATATTTCACATCTCAAAATGCAATTAAAGTTTTTTATAAAAATATTACATTTTGAATTGTTGAAATAATTTATTGAGTTATATGAAAATAATTTATTAACATAAGAAGTGATTTTACTTTTGTTTTTTCCATAAAAGCCACATGATATTCTTCTTTGTATCTTATTTCCCATGTAAACAACAATATTCATCAAATCTTTGTCTGCTTTGCCTTTATATGAAAAAGAATTATCTAGTTTAAAAATTTCATCCCAACAAGATACTATATCTTTTTTAAAAGAATCTTCAGATTGCTTTATGTTATGCTGAAAGTATTCAATACTATATATAGTGTTGTTTAATGTTGACAATATATTACCATTGTCATACCTAAAACCTCGAGCTAATAATTCTTTGTGTATAGATTCGGTCATTGCTTATTATCTTCAGGCACTAAAACATTAACATAGTCTTTAGGATACAAAAGAGAAAAATATCTCCTTAATACAGAAGTATTCTTCTTTTTTGTTTTCTTAAATTTTTTGGAAGCTTCACTACTAATTTTGATCATTTATAACCACCTCAGAGTTCTGAGGTAAATTATTTGATTTTGCATTATCTTCCTTTGTTTTTCTGGAATTAGGATTGTAGGGCTTAGCATCTGCTTTCTTTGTAGTAACGGGTTGCACAGTTACTGTTACATCAGAAATTTCCATGTCCTCGCTTGAAGAATCATTTGAAACAGAAACCTTTTTAACTACCTTTTTTGAAGTTTTCTTTTTTACACTAGGTTTGTTTTCTACTTTTGGATCTTTTACCACAACAGTATCAACAGTATGAGAGAAAATTTGTAAAAGTTTTTTATTTATAAGGTATTCGTATCCCTGCCTAGAAAGCAAAGAAGAATCTACAAAAACAGATGAGCCAGGAGACAATGCCCTATCACTATCTGGAAGTATAAGAGTTCTGTTTGATATATTTTTCAATTCAACCTTACCGTCCATGATTGACGAAACTTCGCCATCAACTAAGGAGATATACCCTTTATTGATAGCCCAAACAATATCATGATGAGCAAGATGATCTTTTTCTATGTCTAGAATTTGACCCTTCCTCAATGAAAGATCAAGACAGCTTATGTACAGTTCTCCCTTGAGGGAATCGTTGACTTTTATTTTCATTAGTATTCCTTTTGTTTTTTAATTGATGTTCAAGCGTTTGTCTACCTGGCATTTTATTAAATGTCTGATTATTTCTCGACAAAGGACTAGAATCTTCAAAAAAACCAACACTGTAATCTCCATCACCATACTGAGTTGAAGAAGAATCTGTTTCTTCATCCACATTAAAAGGCTGATCTGGATCTCCATTTTCAGAAAGAGGATGTGTTTTAGTATTAAAACCTTCCTGTACAGATTTCGTTGGAGAAACAGCAGACCAACCAAGAGACTCTGGCTCTCCTGCAAGAGGACCTGAAAATAAAGTTGTCAAATTGTAACCTTTGCCACTATTGGTGCCACGGTACCTTTTGTATGGATCTGGCCTGTCATAAGGTTGCTGAAAAGCAGATGGAGGATCTTCGCCCCTTCTAGCAATTTTATAACTAGATGATTCTATTTTTTTCATTATGGTGAATTTTAAAACTTACCCATAATAACGTCTAAGTTTATATCGTGATCATCTTGATGATCTTCACTAGATACAATTATTTTACTGAGAATTTCTTTCTTTTTTAATTCTGCGTGTCTAATCAAATCGTCATCTATAGACTTTCCGCTTGTTTTTGCATTTACCATTTCAGTAAGAATTATTTCATCTAATTTGCAAACTTTTTCCAAACTACTTGCTATCTTTTCAAGCTCAATTGACTTCCTTGAGGAAATATCATTGTTGTTTTGTTGAAAGTCAGAATAATCAGTTGGAATGAAACCCTTATCTTTTATTCTTTCAGTATTATTAGGAAGTTCAGATCTATCAGATCTAATATTGGTCTGAACCATGTGAGGCTCTCTGCTCAATTGTTTATTAACGTATTTTTTAAACAGACTTTCATCTTTTTTCATGCCTTTCATTGCATTTGAGAAAAGTTCATTGTTTCTTCTGTCATTTTCCAATGACATAACGTTAACTAAAGGAACCTGAAGATCCTCTCCAGCATTTCTCTTAATAGAATCTTCAATTTGACCTTCAATTACCATTTGATTACTGTCTTTTCTTGTTTTTGACATGACCTTTTCCATTATGTTAAGATCCTCAGCATCTTTACCCCTAGATTCTGATAGATTCTTATTTAAGGTTACGTGGTAATCAGGAGCGGCATCCTTGTCAACATCTTTTCTGAGATTAGATTCTATAGTCTCAAAATTAGATGGAACCTTGCTTTCTTTGCTTGCTTTTTTGAAAAATGAAAAAATATTAAACATTGTTACCTCTCTTTTATCTATATATTATTATCAAAATTTAAATGGTGTCCTCTTTTCAATATTATTTACTATTGAAGATCCGTTGCCAACTCCCATCACCTGTCCCTGCATTCCTCTCCAAATAACCTCATTTTGTCCAGGAATAATTGCCATCTTTGCTAATCTGCCAGATGGAAGCTTTTCAGCTTCGTGGTACACCGCAGTATAACAAGCCCCAGCCAAAGAGTCACAAAGGTCATCAGTTCTTACAAAGCCATCTTTTTTTGCGTACACTCTATATCCATTAGGCATATATTTTCTCTGCAAAAACAACATCTCGTTTTTTAATAATTCATGATGAGGGATGGCAAGCCTACCACTACATGCAAGATCATAAAAATTATCATATAATATTATTTTATATCTTTTTGTAAATCTTGTAAGTTTGCTTGGAATCCCATGTTTTTGTAAATTTTTTATACTAGATGCAGAATTCCATTGGTCAAAAGTCACTAAACTTAAAAAGAATTTTCTGTTTAAAGATATTATATAACTATCTATCTCTTCTGTGACTATTGGTTTGTCTTGACTTGGAGTCCAATAGTGAACATGATCAACAATTATTCTCCAGTCAACCTTACCGTTTGTTTCATTAATAAAGTTTTCTTTGTGAACAACAGAAAGTGCATAATTATGAGAAGAAGTAGCAGGATCTAAATGGCAAAAATATCTAAATCCGGGTTCTCCATAATCCTTCATCTTCATGTTAAGATAAAAACATTTTTCAACAACATCTCTATTAAAGAATGTATGACCTGAAACCCCAGAAAACTCAGCGCCAAATTCCATATTAAATTCTTCTTCAGTCATTTGAGAGAACATAGATCTTAATTGATCTCTTTTTTGCTTTGGATTAACTGCCCACGTTGGCAATTTACAAGCCAATCTGTCTTTAACTTGAGGAGTCGTCCTGAATAACTCGTAAAAAACACCATCCTTACCTCTTGGTGAAGATATGCATATCACCTTGCCATCATAAACTGTTTTTAATAATTTATTACCATTTCTATCAACTGATTCAACTTCTCTTATGTATGTAGTTGTTGCAGGAGTAAGAGTTCTATATAAACTTTCTCCGCCAGAAGAGCCAGCAGTTTGTTTATATAAGCCAATCTCATCAAAAAGAAGAGTGTAACAAGATATACCTGCAAGTGAATCAGAATTTGAGTGACCGCACTTTATAATTACAGATCCAAGACTTTTAGGGAGACCTTTTGCCTCGAGCTCTTCATTTTTCTTTTTGTCTGCGGGAGTCAAAAGCCTTATCTGGTCTGCAAGAATAGCTTCTGGATAAAACTTATCCTTAAAATAAGGAGAGTTTATAATTTTATCTTTTATTTCATCAAAAAGAATTTTTGCCTGATCTGAACTGTTTGCTATAGTTATAATTGTAAATGGTGCACCAGTTCCTAATTTATAAAGTCTATAAGGATCTCCACCAGGAGCTTCAAGTAATTTTGCAGCCTCATAGCAAGCAAGAATACTAATTACAAAATCTTTCCCACTGCGCCTACCCCAAACAAGAATTAATTCTCTGAAAGTCTCATTTGACTCCATCTTACTAAGAAGATTTCCATTTTCATCATCATCAAGTCCGTGTTTTTTACATATATCTATTTCATCATCAGATAATACAAGATTCTCGTTCCCTATAGAGTTTTTATAAAAACTTTTAAGAACTATTTTTTGCATAGGATAAAGATTAATTGGATTTTCTCTGTGAGGCAGACCAAGCCAATCTTTGTTTTCTATAAAGTCAATAATACTTGGTATACCAGAAGCAGAAGAAAATGATTCCACTGAAGAATCGCTAATAGACTTTTTTAAGTCGTCAAAAACGTTAGTTAGTTCTGATCTTCTTCCAGCCTTAGCCATTTTTATATTCCATTTTCATTAATTTCATTATATCGGTAAGACATATTGATCCACCTATTAAATAAGAAGTTTCCGCGCTACTAGTTTCAATCAATTTTCCTGAGTAATTAACCTTCCAGTACAAAAACTGACTGTCATCAAAAGATGACATAAAGTATCTTGCATATCTTTCTTCCAAAGAAGATATGCATATAAACTCCAAAGGCCTTATTTTCTTCAATTCTTTCAAATAAACAGTATCAATAGATAAACCGTATTTATCTTTTACGAATTTTTTTATAGAAGAAAATTTTACCCTAGATTTTTCTTGGAAAATAAGAATATACTTCTCCATCTATAATTTATTAATTAAGAAATACTAAATTTACCTTCAATCAAATTTAAAAATCACCAGAAGAAACTGTTGGATCATAGTTTTTTTCATCGTATGTGTATTGTAAATAATCTACAAATCTAGCACTTGTAGGAAACTTATTCAAAAACAATTCATTATTTAGAGCGGTATTAAAACCAGAAGCGACACTATAGTCCTGTAAATCTGCATGACTAACTAAAACTTGAGGAACAGATATATCTCTTTCTGGTGCTGGATCCCATGACTGAAAGTCCTCATTAAGTATATATGCATACGAAGCATAGTTGCAAACTGCACCATATCCGTTCGCAGGAACCTGCTGAACATACCAGTATCCATCCAAAAAACCATCTCCATCATTGGGCCACTGAGCATTTTCATAAGCTAATAAAAAATTGTGTTTTGCGGCAGAACCGTCCTGCTTTCTGGTTACGGGAGGACTGTTCCAAAAAGATTTAAGAACATAAACCTTACCAAGCTCAGAATCAGAATGATTGTATAATCCATAATCCTGAGAATACAATGCATCGTCCGTAGCAACACTGCAACCGATATAAGGGTTATTATAATATACCCCATTGTACAGTTTCTTTCTTGGATAAGCCTCAACATAAATATTTTTCTTGCCAACTTGGTCACAAAGCCACGAAAAAAAATGCCACCACATTATTTGTGACTTTTTTCCAAGAGTTGAAAGCGGGACATGAATACCAGGAATTGGACCAGGCATAGCTTCTAAAGCATCTATTCCAATTTTCATACCAGATTTAATCAATGGCATATAAGAATCTTTTAATCTATCGATAGCTTCATATTGGTTCTTTTCAAAATAGGAAGAAAATCTTGAACCCATAGGGCCCCATATGGAACCGACATAACCAGTAACGCTTATTGGGTCTGATGGGTCAAACCAACCAGTAGATGGGTTGGTCCAAGAATTCCATATAGAATCAGATAGATTTCCTTTTTTACCAGTTGACAATGCCCTCCAAACCTGTATGAAATCTTTAGTCATCCATGGGCATGGATTATTGGAAACTAATCCTCCATAAGTTAGTCCATTTAGTGCGTTTAGATATTGATCGGGCTGATATTGTCCTGGTTCTAAGGGAGAAGAAGAATTTGGCCTACCAAAAGGAGAATGCAACCAAAACTTTCTACAGCCCCACTGATACCATCTTTTGATAGACCAATATTCCTGCATGGTTGGATTAGATCCTGTTACAAAAGTGGCCCAAGTAAAAGACTGATTGTCTAAGCCAAAAGAACCAGCGCGAACACCAGAGGCAGCAGACTCAGCTCCACTAAAATTATAACCTACAACAAATCCGTTATCAAAAGTTTTTTGTGCATTATAAACCATTATTATTTAATAATATCTCTTAAATGAGAAGAAAAATCACCTTGCCAAGTTTTATGCCCACTGTGCGCAACAGTTACAGTAGTGTCAAGGTATATTTTTTGTTTTAATTCCCTCCACTTAAGACATAATACAATATCTTCACTCATAAACCTACCACCTATAATACCAGTTTCAAAAACCAATTTTGTTATTTTTGAGTCTTTAGATATAGTATACGGTAAAGATTTTTCCCAAAGCATTTCAATAGCATTTCTGCTCAATTTAAGAAAACCAGTTGGAATAGTTGAAACTTCCATAATCCCGTTTTCATCAACTTTTTGTTCAGGAATAATATTAACTGGATAATCAATATTATCTTGCTTTTTTTGATAAATACCACCAACAAAATCAAAAGGATGGTTAACTATTTTTAGAAATTGTTCCGGAGTCCATGAAATATCGGCATCTATATAAAATATGTCATCAAAATTATTTTCATACCCATAGCAAAATAAGTCATTTCTTGTTTTGGAAATTATCGCATCAAAACACAAATAGACTGGAGATATTTCTATATTATTCTTTGCACACAATCTTTCGGTATAGAGAATACTATTACAGTATCTTGCATCAAGTCTACCATCATATGATGGCGTTGCTATAAGTATTTTTCTAATTTTTTTTGTAGCTGATTTTTTTCTCATACTAATATATCGTTAAAAAAAATCAAAGAACACACATGTATATATTTTCCTTAAAAGACTCATCTATGTCGTGAAAAATTACTTTTAAGTTATTGTCACTTAAAATTGATAAAATTTCATCTTTAGTATAATTAACTATATAATTAGGATATTTATCTTGAAAAGACACGTTAAACAAAACATATTTCGATGAAAGACTACAAGCTTTTTTAAAAGTTTTTAAAAATACTTTTTTGCTTGTTTCTACGTCAGACTCTGTATTTAATCCGCTGACACCAAGAATACAAACAAGATCATATTTTTTGTCTAGTGGGATATCATAATGTATCACACAATCACAATAATTTTCAAGAGAATCTATCCTCAAATCATAAGCCTCATAAGAACAATCTATTTTATTATCTACAATCCATTTTAGCAAAGAACATGGACCAGAACCAAAATCAAATATTGTATTAAAGTTTTCTATTTTTTTTATAAGTTCAAATCTTCTTGTAGTATTAGGATATCCATCTCTAGATGGATTTGAGTAAATAGAAAGTTTTTTCAAGGCATACTTTCCCAAAAATTTATTGATTCGCAAAATTCACAATATATATTTTTTATCATGTTTTTATACTCAGTATGAGTAAGAGAATTTCCATATATATAAGTGTCAAACCACGCATAGTCCCAACAAGTATCTGGATCATATTTTTCTATGTCTGCTTTAATTAAAGTAAATTTACTACTCTTAGGGCAATGAGGCCAAACCATGTCTATTACTTCTTGATTTTTTTCAATAATTGTAACATGATCAACTAAATCGGAATCTAACAAAAATTTATTAACAAGACCAAGACCAAGACCTCCAATTAAAACATGCCCTGAGGCATTTATCCATAAATGATTATGCTCAGAATATTCATGATAAGTATCTGCCATAACTATTGAGTTTGGATTTTTTTGACAAAGAAAAGTATACTCATCATTAGGTTCTTCTTTACCTAGACATGGTCTACCTATAGCCATTGAATATATTGTTGATGAATCACCAGAAACTTTCTTTATATACCAATTTTCAGTTTCTTGCTCAGGTATGTCTATTTTTATTCTTTTCATTATTCTTGCAATTCAATAAACTTAGGATTGCCGTTGGCGTCATAACTTGCCCCTATATTACACCATTCTCCATCACTTAATTGGACTACTGTTCTACCAGCAAATATTTCTCCTTGACCATCCCATACCACAATGTTTTCTACCAAATTGTCTGCGTTTATCAGTGCCCATCTTGTACTCATAATTTTCCTCCTTTTTATTTATTTGTAACAAAATATTGCAACATAACCATCTCCGCCTCTACCTCCAGCTCCACTATTTACTCCATCTCTTGACGCACCACCGCCGCCGCCACCGCCGCCCCTCCAGCCAGCACCTCCTGCTGAAGCCGCAACGGTGTTTCCTCCAGCGCCGCCGGGTCCACCCAAGCCACCAGTATATGGGAGCAAAAAATATCCGGTCGAGCTTGGAGCAGCAGTTCCAGCATCGGCAGCCATTCCAGCAAGCAAAGTGCCAATTGAATAGTCAGGATTTCCCAGAACCAAAGATGAAGAGATGCCAATGTTTCCTCCAGTTCCATAAGTAGACGCGCCACTGAGACCAGCGCCACCAGCACCACCTTTTGCAAAATACTGAGCCACCGCTAAAGTGTTAGTACCAGTGGATACTCCGCCAGAACCTGCAGTGCTGCTGGCGCTATGATATCCGTATTGAACGTTCAGACGACCTGCTCCAGCAATTCCAAATGAGATGCTGCCAGCACCCCCGCCACCACCACCAACGGCCCTCAATAGTTTATAATTTCCAGAGGAATCTAAATTGACAGAAGTGCCACCACCGACAGTCCCTGCGGCGCCATTCGTACCGTCCGTTGTTCTGCCAGCCCCACCATTTCCACCCGCACCTATTTCAATATACAACAAATCTCCTGGAATTTGTTGTATTAAATACACCATTTGAACCACGGATCCGCCTGCGCCCGACCCTCCACCAAAGCAGGATTGAACACTCCCCGTCGCTCTTCTTCTTCCTGATCCACCGCCTCCACCAGCGCCAACTGCAAAAACATATATCAATGAAGTTCCTGCTGGTATTCTGTAAGTACCGCTAACATCAAACTCTTTAATATCCGAAAGAGCAGGATCGTTTACAGATGGGAAGTTGAAAAAACCATTGTTCATGAATGTTCCTCAATAAGCAATTAAAACACAGTACCCATCACCACCATTACCGCCGTCACCACCATTAAACCCATTTCTTGCGCCACCTCCACCACCCCCGCCACCACCTCTCCATCCGTGTCTCCCTCTTCCACCGGCAGTCGTTGCTCCGCCACCGCCGCCAACTCCTCCAAGTCCCGGAGTATAGGCACCGGCCAATGTAAACCCATAAGAATCACCAGATCCAAAACTGACTGCAACAGTGTTTGGTTGACCGGGCTGTATAACGTTATTACCTCCACCATATATGGTGGCATAATTATTGCAGATTGCTGATCCAGCTGTGATGGCTCCACCGCTAGATGCAGTGTTGGATGTGTTGACACCGCCGCCGCCACATCCACCATTTGATTGCCAATTCCATAATCCTGTGCTACTGGCAGGATTTGGAGTGGCTCCTGGTCCCTGTGGAAAATTTGTGTCAGCACCATTTCCTCCACCGTGACCAGTACCAGAAACTCCAGAAAAACACCAGCTGGTGCCACCAGCCGCTCCCGTTGAACTGGTTGAATTTGTCCCGCCAGCACCAGCAGCGCCGCCGTAAGCAACAAACATGTTGCCACGTTTCCCTGTTATGGTGATTGAGGAATTTCCACCTGAGCTGCCGCCAAGACCATTTGTTCCATCCGCAGTTGCACCAGTTCCAGCACCTGAGCCTCCGGCTCCAATAACAACAGATAAAGTCATACCAGGTTTGCAAAAAACCATATCTAAAGAAAAATCATCTATAAAATATCTTCCACCAGCGCCACCACTACCGCCGCAACTGCTTGAGCCGCTAGTAACTCTTGGACCTCCACCACCAGAACCACCAGCACCAACCAAAAGCACATATAGCCTTCTGGCAAAAGACGGTATAACAAAGGTTCCACTTGTATCAAACTCTTGGAGTTTGATGGAGGGATCGTCTTTCAGCAAACTTGGAAAACTAAAAAAACCATGATTCATAAATTACCTCAATGCAACTATTAAACAATAGCCATTTCCACCACTACCACCATTGCCAGCAGTTTGTCCGTTTCTTGATGCTCCACCACCACCACCACCGCCGCCTCGCCAACCGTTTTCTCCGTTTGCTCCACTTGTACTGGTTCCGGCTCCGCCTCCAACACCTCCAAATCCATTACTATAAGCCGCATGAATACCAATTGGATTAAATGGAGGAGCTGCACTGTTTGCTGCCCCACCAGTTTTTATAATGGCAGCACCCGCTGTGCTCAAGAGAGGGTTTGAAACAACTGTGATTGTCTGAGCAGTTCCATATGCAATATTTCCACCGGCTTGTCCTGCATTTCCGGTTGATATGCCACCCCCAGCAGTACCTCCATTATTACCAATACTATAAACAGTTTGAGCAGTTAGAGTTGTAATTGCGCTATTTGTTCCGTTCCAAGAATATGTTGTTAATGTCTGTGCGCTTGGCACTCCGTTTATCAACGCGCCATTCGACGCAGATGCAGGAGTGCCTCCAGAACCAGAAGTTGTAGACCCACCTCTGCCAAAAGGATTAGTATAATTAGCACCACCATAAGCAGAAATCATACCATTTGCTGAAAAAGTAAATCCTGTAACGCTCACCCAAGAATCGCCACCTCTGCCTCCATCTGATCCGCTTGAAGTATCACTTGCGCCTCCGTTTCCACCCGAACCGCCTGCCCCTATCACCACCGTTAAAGTTTTTCCACGACTTCCACCACGCACGGTCGGAGAGCCAGCTGCATAACTTTCTCCTGCCAACCCCAAAGACTCAACAAAATAATAAGCCATGTTTACCATGCCTCCACCTCCGCCGCCGCCACCATAAGCAGCAACACCAGTACCCTGTCTAGCACCACCACCACCGCCGGAGCCTGCGCCCCAAAGCGTGATCCAAAGACGACGAGCGCCATCAGGAATCACATAGGTGCCACTGCTGTCGAACTCTTTTATATCTACAATTGTAGAACCAGATTTTGGGTTTGGGAAACCGTAAAAACCATTATTCATAGAGTGCCAGATTCAACGATGATGTTAAAGGTTTCTGTGTTGTTTGTTGTTGCATATATCTTATTTGCAGTTCCGCCTGGTAAAATCAATCCAACCAGCTCAGCAACTTCTGTGCGGAATGCAGCAACAGATGTACTTGGAGTGACTGCTGGAACAATCTTTTCGCAGATGAGCCGCTTGGTAGTTCCGCTGTCAAGTGAGAGGAAAAATCTTATTACACCGGCTGTGGTGGTTCCGGTTGATTGTACAGTTACACGAATAATTCTTTTACCAACACCGTTGCCTGCAGAAGTGTTCGGGCCTGCAGTAATCTCGACTACGTTGGTTGGTGCAGTTCTTGATGTATCTGCAGTTGTAACTTGTGCATATTCTAAAATTGGCTGTGCTGTGTATTGTGCGCTTGTTGCCATTGTTATTCTCCTTTTTAGATTATTCCAAAATCGAATAATATAAAATCTGGTGTTTTTGTTACCTGAATTGTACCATCAGGGAACTGAAGAGCATTTGTACCATCTATTTCGACAGTTCCGGCAAAAACCGTATTCGTTGATGCCCCTCCCATATTGACCGTTGTTGCTGAACCAAAAGTATTCACAGTGTCTGTTGTGTTGACGTTGAACAAGTTCAGCGTGGCCGAGTTAGCGATAATGTTACCGCCATTTATAAAAA